AACAGACCCTTCATCTTCTCCTTCTTCTCCCCCTTCGTAACCTTCTTCAGATGTACCAATGACATCTCCATAACCTTTTTCGGCATATTCTACAATCGCCTCGGTAACGCCACCAAAAGGCTGGAACCCAATTGTTGTCTCAGTAAAGTCGTTTAAATTAGAAAATACTTGATGTTCTTGCTCTGCTACAACAGCGATTTCAGTGCCTTTTTCTTTTGTTGTTTTGGCTTGGAAGTAAGCTCCACTACCTATGGACATAGTTCCAGCAACCCCAATTGTTCCTACTTTTTGAACCGTCTCTTGTACAAAAGCGCTTAAACCAGTAGCGGCACTTGCTGTTTGAGTTGTTGCTCCAGCGGCGGCTGCAGCCGCCGTACCTTTTGCAGCTTTATCTAAAATATCTTTATTTTTTTCAGCTATCTCACTGAGCTTGTCCATAGTGGAAGTCTCAGAGGTTTCAGCCTTAACTGCTTTAGCTTCAGTTGTTTTAGCTCTTTCCTCTTCTTCTATAACCTCCTCTTCAACAAACTCCTCTTCAGTATCCTGCCCACACTCCTCACAATTACAAGATTGAGCTTCTAAGCGCTTGATTCTTTGCAGTAGCGCCCACGCTGTTTCTCTTGCATGACGATCTAAATCGGAGATGATTTGACTATCATCTGGATTACAGTATTTTTTTGCAAAAGCTTCCGCCTCCGCAAAGTCTTTGCGATGTTCCCCCATCGCATATAATTACACACTAGAAATAAAAAACGATAAAATAATTATATTTTTATCTAAAAAAATGAATTAAAAGTGTAACTACCGTTATGGATCATTGGACAGTCATATCCTCATTAACCTCCGCTATATTCGGAGGAGCTTTATGGGGGTATTTAGGTAAAAGATTGAAGTCAGAAGAGCAGATAAAAAAATTAGATTATCAGACAGAAGCAATCCTGCGTGATAACCTAATTGATAGAGTAGGTAAGTTAGAAGGCTTACTTATAGAGTCCTCTGATGAGAAAAAGGCAATGAGAGAACAAATTAGAGAACTAACAGTTCAGGTGGCTGAACTCAAAGTAGAAATCAAATTCCTTAGGGAGGAAAATAAAGAGCTTAGAGAAGGAAGGGATTAGCCCTCCACAGCATAACTCAAGAACTCTGGTCTTCCGGGTTCATGATAATCATTTTTAAATGTAACTATCTTAACTCTTACACCATTAACTTCGACATAACCAGACATGAATTGTCTGCCATCTTTAGCTTTCTTGATCCAGTGAGCGCCTACTTTAATATGCTTAGACTTGTCCGAAGAGTTCTCTTGCTGCTTCGATGAAGTCACGCCTTGCGTTTGATGGGAGTCTTGCATACTCATTTTTGAATCGTCTGTAATTTCGTTTGCTGATCGCTTGCTCATTTAATAAAAATAGTTTTCTAATTTCTTTTGATTTTTTACCACTCATAATTTTGCTATATAACTCTCTGAATCCTTTATGAATCCAAGTTTATTATAAAGCTTTTTCACTTTATCTCTACTTGGAGACTTCTCAGAGCATCCCATTTGTATATATTCGAATTTGTTGTCTCTTGCGAACTTTATCGCTGTTGCGAATAATTTGTATCCCACCTTTGGGTTATCTGATAGCCAGATATATTCTGAAAAGATCTCCCTACCATGCCTTGGTCCTTTATCTTTAATAAATAGAATAGCAGCATCATAATTGCCTGAATCATTTAGGTTAGCCCAAACAAAAACATTGAATGCCAACATCTTGTCATGACCAAAAGCTTGCTTGAGAGAATCTACGCCATTAGGTAACAGATAATGGTAAGTGTTATCAGGGTTACTTAAATCTAAACAGTCTGAGATATCGTCTGCCGCTTTACAGAATTCTTTAGCATGGATAATCCTCTTGATCATTTATGCAAAATAGCGACGAACTTCCTGACTTCTTTCACCGGGATATCAGACCAGCACTTCCAAGTTTTCACCAATTCTGCGTCATCGTCAGATATAACTTGATCTCTCCAGAAATCCCTAAGAAGATTTAAAAACTCTTCGAATGTATCTATGCCCTTCTTTGCTCTAAGATGCTTCTGGAGTAGAGCTATAGGAGTTGTAGCCGCCGCCTCTACAGACTCCACAGTGACACTATTATCAGCCCCTTTAGATTTATCTATCTCATCAGCCCCAACGATATGGACATTCAAGAAGTTCCTCACACAACGAACAAAAGCTCTATTGCAAGCGATAGTTTCAAGGAATTTAGAAGCAAACGAATCTGTATTATCTAATGTAGCGTTAGCTACGTCTTCATAAATAGTATTCACGCCAACACTTTCGTAATTACCTATCCATACTATCCTGCAGGTAGCTTTCACATGACCATGAGCAATATTCTCCGTCTTAAAAGACACACTCTCAAAACCTCGCAACTTGGCCAACTCTTTGATTCCACCAAGCATAATCAATAACTGGTTATCTTTTAATCCTTCCGTAGAGTCTGGGAAAGGTTTATTTCTCAAGGTGAACCAATCCCTATTAGGGTAGAGAAAGTCAGGCTTAATCATAGCTCTCCAGTTTATAGAGCCATCTTCATTAAAAATGTAATCTACATTCTTTAACAACCCATGATTGTCTCTTTGATAAATGTCAGGGCCAAAGACCTTTTCTTTAGCCGCCTTCTTCACCACTTTCTTAACCGCTTTCTTTGCTACTTTTTTCTTGATCATAAATGTAAAAGTGTTTCAACTCCTCCCAATACTCAGGAGTATCAATCACTTTGTCGTTAGAGTCAAGACCTTTTTTGAAATGAGCGTAGCTTTTGTAGATTTTTTCTCCCTCTACAATATTCTTGTTGGTTAAGAACTTTGTGTTAGGGCCACAGTCAATCTTGTCGTTTAACTCGTCTTTGACGTGGACTTGAGTATCAAAATATTTGTTCCTAATGCTAGGGAGATCTGAATCTCCTTCCACCAAGAGGATGAAATCAATACCCCACTTCTTTAAAGTGTCTATATACACCTGAGGGATAGTATCTTCCTTGTCTTGAATTGTATAAATGATTTTTTTTATATTTCCTTGGCACACCATCAACATCTTTAATTGAGGGAGTTGATCTGTAATCATGACGATCTCATGATTACGGCAAAAATACAGTAAAGGCTCTTCCTCCACCCCATAGTCTACCCGCAAGAATATTTGTTTAGGTAGACCTTTGACTATAGTCGTAGGGACCACTTCAACGATTTTCTGATAAAAGGAGTCTCCAATATTAATTGTTTTAAAATCAAAACACTTAGATCCCACCCCGCACAAATCTAGTAATTTTTTGCAGACCGATTCTGGCAAGATAGAATCTATCTGCCTATCAGGATCTTCATCAGAGAAGCATGGTCTACTGTTCCAATCCGGCTCCAAACAAACTTTATTTTTTGCGCTACCCCAAAATGGCTTTGTATTATTAGCATAATTATTCCCATGTAACGTCAAAGTCTTGACGCCTTGAGTACTTGCATACTGAGCTAAATGGCTGTCTGGACCAATATACATAAGACTTTTAGAGATCACATATGCTTGGTTCTTAAACTTACAGTCTAAATGCCTATCCACCCCCACAACAGGCTTATCTCCTCCTATTTGATAAATTTTTATACCACTTTTCAATAGGGTTGGTTTGACCAACTGAAAAACCGTAGAGTAATGCTTATAAATTTTAGAAGACGACTTCTCTCCATCATAAAAGACAATGTATTTCTCATCTAAACATGGGAAATAATGCTTCTGAATTTCAGGTTTAGAAATTTTAACCCCCAAATTTTTAGCGTATTCCTGAATTAAATGAGACATTACGTAAGAGAAAATTGATTTTTAGAAATACCATTATGGGAATAGCAAACCGATTTTTGGGTTGTAGCATGAGGATAAAAAGCCGCATTAAATAACCCATCTGATTTACCAACACCCTCAAAAGCTAAGCAGTTTTCTATTTCTGGGGTGTACTTCATTAACTTATGAACGTATTTATTATCTTCTATTAGTTCGAAATATTCAAGTTTTGTAAATACATAAATATTATACCCTTTATAGAGGCTTTTAAATTTCTTCATCAATGAATTAACCAATAATATATCTACTTCAGATTGAGGGATTACCACAGCTATTCTTTGACCCTTATCATCGTCTCCCAGAAGATCTGACAACGAAGGGATATTAGATTTTCGTATCTGTTGATTAGCAACATTTTTAAAGTGTTGGACAATATCTTCTGCACTCTGGCCAGATAACATACTTTTTATCCAATGTTTAACGCTTGTAGAGTTCCTATCTACATCTTCATCGAGAATGTTTTTGTAACAATCAATAACTAAGTCAGAGTGTTCTTGATTGTTTTCTGGGATGTAATCTGGGTTGTAGTCTCTAGCTTTAGAAGTGAAATCATAATCCACTTCAGGCATATCATCTATGATATTCTCAAGTTGTTTACCAATAACCTCTATCGAAAAGTTATCTATAGCCCACTGCCTAGCCACCTTGCCTAAATCAGATTTTTTACCCGGAGACATCTTGTAGACCCGATCAATCTGTTGGCAAATAGATCGAGGGCATGTGGAAGCTTTAATGAATTGTGTACCCGGCTCTCTATATTCATTCCAAGCTAAAGGTATTCCTCCAGACTCTTCAGTGCAGTTATCCTCCCCACACGAGTAATCTGTCACTAATGTAATCAGCTCTGTAAGTTTAGCTTCTTGGATAGGAATCTCTTGGCCCCCGCTCGTGAATGGGTGGCAATAAACATCCATGAGATTGTAAACCTCATTAAGCTGAGTCTCTGTCACACCCTTCTTCGTATTCGCTGTATTGACAGACTTCTCTGATCCACAGTTAACACATTTTTGTTCCTGACCTTTATAAGGTGAGACATGATGATGATCACATTTAGAGCAGACATAAGTAGTCAATATATCAGAATTATTAATACCCTTTTCTGCCATTAATTTGGGTATATCCCAACCCTCTTTCCAATGAGTGTGTAAAAGTAATTTTGTATTTGAATCGGGATTTTCACTCTTGAAAAGTTTAAACCCTTCCAGAATATTAGGGACAGACTTCCTTAACTGATTTCTGAAAACAAAACCTATAATAAATTCATCAGATAACCCACTATCAGACCGCAAACCTTTCCTTTCCTCTTCTTCAAGCTTCAAAAAATTAGAACAATCTAGAGAGCCTCTTAGGGTTTTGACATGATTATAGCCTAGTTTTTTCATAGCTTTCTCTGCGAAGCTAGCCCAAACATAGTAATGCTTAGTTTTAGGGGCATACTGAATAGCTTGATCAAGAATAGGCAGACTATCTAACGTAGTCCACAACATACAATTAATCTTATTCCACCAAGGTTTCATGTGATAGCCTCTAAAACCCCAAATGTCCTCCATACCAATGTAGACATCAGGCTTAAACTCTCTTACAGCCTTATCCACAAGGCTGAAACCATATCCCTCCATCCTTTTCTCGTCAGCATTTAAACCTGCTAACTGAGCGGCGGAAGGAAGAGAACCTGCAGCCTCCCAAGGTAGGATTTGCATAGCCGGATCAGACCAATGACGGCCATTAGCCAATTCAAATAACTCATACTTACCTGTATCATGTAGGTAACGCATGATATTCTTTTTATTTTTGCCAAAACCTGTGAAAGCTTTACAAAAATTAGAATGAATTAATACCTTCTTCACTGACGAGACTTAAGTTCTTGGTTCTTGGTAAACCTAAAAGCATAAAGCTCTTGAAGAGCAAATTTTAAAAACTCTAGTAAACAATAAGACTCTGACATTTCGACTCCAATGCCAAATTTGTTAGTAGAATTTCTTACTATACCGAAAGAAAAAGCATTTTCTCTCCCTTCTCTTAGCCAAGGTTTGAAAGAGATCTGAGTTTTATTATCCTCGTAAGAGTGGTAAGCTGAAAAATCTTTGTAGTTTTCTACAGCATTGATAAAACCGCCGATTTCCACCTCATTCAACTTAATAGAAATTGAATTCTCTGGGTTTTTCGCGTTTTGAGAAAAAGACCCTGTTTTCTTCTGGTTGTCCCAAGAAAATTGTCTTACAGCCCTAACATAAACACAAGGCTCTCCTGAGCGTCCTGTAGCCCCAATATCGAAACTGAAAGCGCATCCTGTGTTTCTGGGGTTAGGTTTATAAATCTGAACAATCATACACGATTGTATGAATTTCTGAGCTTAATTCAAATTAATAAGTGTATATATAAGCATGGATAATTTTGATGTTGACCCTGAAGTGGCCAAGAGTATTAGAGAGAAATTTGGCATAAGTAAAGACACTTTTAAAAATAGAGCAGACTTCATGGTCAAGTCCGAAAGAGACAGAGAAGATGTGGTAAAGCTCTTAGCTCTTATAAAGCAACTCAGAGATGAGGAAGCTAGCTGCTAGAGTTGTTATCTAAGATCGGCTCTGTTATATTTTTTGTAATAAACTCCCTATTATCTCTAAAGATAGGGATCTTACATAGTCTATTGTAACTCTGGGAAAAAGAATCTATAATATTCATTATAGTCTCAACCCTAGAAGACTCATATAGATAAACCTCTTTCAAATACTGTAGCAGATACTGGATAGCCTTTTTTCTCAACTCTATCTGGTAAAAATCATTATAAAGACTTCTATCCTCCTCTATAGACATCTTTGCTGACACATCCTTTATCAATGACCTCTCGACATCTTGATTAAGACCAAGGAATAAAACCATATTAGCTATGTCAGAATATACATGCCCTTTACAGGCATACCTCAAATCCTTAAAAAGGAATTGGTCGCCAGTAACGAAAATAGAGTTTTTAGATATGTCCCCTAATATATTACCTGTATAAACTTTAGGGAGGTTTTGGAGCTGATCTTTGATTTCAGACTTGAGGCAGTCTATGATCATTTTTGATTTGCCGAAATCTGAATTACGTTCGATAAAAGATATTTGATCCGCATCAAAGCAAGAAGACATATCCGATTCTAATAGAAAATCTTTAATTAGAGTCTTATAAGTTATTCTATAATTAGCAAACTTAGAAAAATCCACGTAACAACCGCAAAAACTATGGAATTCTCGTGTTAATTGAGACCTTCCGTAATCGAACAGAGGTTCAGAATGGCTTGACTCAGTCAATAAAAACAAAAGTTTGTCACCTATTTTCACCTCACCACTATCAATATACCTTGTTGAGAATATTGATTTGGAATTTTTTACATTTTTAATCTCCCTTTTAAACTTAACGCTGTCGTAATCCAAGGAGAATTTTAAATCAAAGATTCTATCTCCACTTTCTAGTTTGTAGAAATCATAATCCTCTTCTATATAAACTAAAGAGATCTTATCAATATCGATATCTTCCGAACACTGAGACAAGATCTTCTCTATAATTTGGGTCTCGACAGAATTGATCCCCTGACTAGCGGGTAAGCTATATAATCTATCCTTGAAGATGGAACTGATTTTCATTATATTATTATAAATAAAACCCACCCCTTTTAAAGGGTGGGTTTTAAGTATGCAATGCAGTAAACAACAAATTATATAAGCTTGACTAGCTTACTTTACCAAAAGTCTTAGACGCAATACGGACTCCACTGACACTTGTTTTAGCCAAGCGGCGGGTGCGATTGAAATTGCGATCATAGATCACAATTGTTTGATCTGTTTCTGATTGAAGCTGAGCATTAAGAACTTCTCCCTGTTTAGTATAAAGACCGAAGAAACGACCTTTACTATTCCTAATAGCTTTAAGTAACCTTTGATTCATATGAATACATTAAGATATAATGACTTTTTTGTCAACAACTTTTAAAGATATTTTTTCATGACCTTCATTATTGATCATAAAATCAGCTAGTGGGAATTGAATCATACGGACGACTAAAGATTTTATGTCCCTAGCATTCAACTTCTTCAGTTTAATTTCTGACACCACCAAATCCTTAACTCTTTTGTTAACAGAAAGAGTAACATTTTTAGTTTTTAACCTGAGCTTCAGTTTGGAAATCTCAGAACCAACTATGTTAGCCATAATACTGTCATTCAATCCGTTAAAAATAACTGTATTTTCAACACGAGCCAACAACTCTGGGCGAAGCTGCTTCTTTAAACTGTTGTTATAAGCCTCTTTCTCATGGTTGTCATCGACGAAACCGACAGATCTCTTACTCGCAGAAGCATGACCTATGTTAGTAGTTAGGACTATAATACATTTATTAAAGTTCACCCTACGATTTAAATTATCTGAGACATAACCCTCATCTAAAAGATGTAGTAAGAGATCCAATATTTTAGGCTCACTTTTCTCAATCTCGTCAAATAATATAACAGAGTTAGGATTATCCCTTACAAAATCAGTTAGGATTCCACCTTCTTCATAACCAACGTAACCTGCGTTCGCTCCAAGGAGCTTAGACATAGCAGTCTTGTCTTGATACTCACTCATGTTTAATTGCAAAAAGGCGTTTGAATTACCGAAAAAATGTTTTGCAATATTTTTCGCAGTAAAAGTCTTTCCCACGCTAGTAGGGCCAACAAATAAAAAGTTAGTAAGCGGTTTTTCCGGGTCATTTAAACCTGCTTTTACACAAGTTAAAGTATTATAAACTTTGTCTATACATTCTTCTTGGCCGAAAATCTCCTTCTTCATCTTACTTTTAAAGACTTTGAAGGATTTGCTACTCTCACCTATAGTCTTCTTGGGAATGCCAGTCTTCTTCTCTAAAACGTCTAATATATCGTCTCTAGTTACTCTAGCTACCTTATCTTCCGAGTCTACAAAACTGACAAGCTCCTTGACGTAGTCTTGAACGAAAGATTCCATTTCTCTTTCGTCAAAAGTATCTCCCTCTGCCAAAGCAAATTTATCTCTTATTTCTTTAAGCTCTTCTGGGCAGTAATCATTTTTGATTTTTGCTCTAGAACCTACATGGTCAACAATATCAAAAGCTTTGTCTGGGAATTTTTTATGAGACAAATAAATCTCACTTAAATCCAAAATATCCTGAATGTTTTTATTGGTGTATTTAACTTTGTGGTATTTTTCGTAGTGAGGTAAAGACCCTTTAATCATTGCCTCTGTCTGAGCTTTGGTAGGCTCACTAATCTCCACCTTATCAAACCTGCGTTTTATAGATGGGTCTTTATCAAAAGATTTTTTATACTCCTTCGATGTTGTAGCACCAATACATTTTATTGTCCCTCTAGCTAAAGCGGGTTTAAGCATATTAGCTGCATCTAGAGAACTGTCATTAGAGCTGCCAGCACCAATCATTGTATGGATCTCATCAAAGAATAAAATGATATCATTACGCCCTTCGACTTCCTTCAAGAGACCTTTGAATCTCTCTTCAAACTGCCCTCTATACTGAGTGCCAGCAATCATAGAAGCTATATCGACAGAATATATGCTAGATACTGCGATATGAGTTGGGACATCACCATTAATAATTTTTTGGGCTAAACCTTCTACAACAGCAGTTTTTCCTACACCCGCTTCGCCAACTAAGACCGCATTACTCTTGTCTTTTCTAGAAAGTATCTCGATAAGATCTTCTATTTCACTATCCCTAGAGGTAATTGGATTCTGATCCACCTGACAAGCTTCTAAATTCAAATCCGTGCAATACTCAGTCAGGTATTTTACTGGCTGGTCTAAATCTTCTAGAAATGACCAATCTTCCTGCTTTCTATCTTTGCTCCTAGTGTCAGGTATTGGTAAAGCAGGGTCGTCTACCAGATCGTAGATGACCTCTTCCATATGAGCTATATCTTGACCAAGTTTTTTTAGATGCGACAAGAAAGATGAACCATCCCCAACAGACAAGAGACAGTGAAGTATATGTTCAACCCCTACAAAATATTCTTCGTGAGTGTCTGCGAAGTCTTTTGCGTCAGATATGATCTGATTTAACTCCTCATGCCAACTACTACTATTTTTATTTTTTTTGAAATACTTCGGGTTTTCTAAAGAGAAGCTGATAAAGTCTTGTCGAAGTTGATTCGGGGAGCAGTCGATACCTCTACTCTCAAAGAGCAACTGCACCCTATCCGAAAGGTTCTCTATACAACTATAGAATAAATGAGCGTTCCGTATGAGTTCATGCTTGTTCTCTTTGGCGAAGAGCTGAGCATCTTTAATCGCCTTTTTTGCTTTAGGCGTTAAATTGTAATCCGTTAAAGACATCATAATTATTTACACTTATTTTAGCTGAGAAAGCTTCATATAAATTTTATCTTTTAAAGATTTTACGCTATCGACGAATACTATGCCATCGCCTTTAACACCATTTATTATGACAACATCCTCTTTCTTGGGCAGTTTATTACCAGCATTTAAGTAGTCTGTCAAACGAGATTCTCTAGCCCCATCCATCAATAAAGCATTAACAATACCCTTCTCATCATGCAGTTCGAACCTCGCGTATTTATTACCGTTCCTACTCGTCCTCTTCATAACATCAGCCAATACCCCTACAAATTGCACAGTCCCTCTTTGCTCTGTATTCTTAACAGTCTGAGAACATTGATAATCTTCTGGGTATTTAAAAATATCTCTAATGCTATAAGAATAGCTATAACCAAGGAGTTTAGTCTCGAAATACCAATTAGCATATTTTATTGAGCCTTTATTCTTCTCACAGATTTCAATATATGGAGCGCGTTTCTTCTCCAAAGTTTTTATCCTTCTCTCCGCAAATATTTTCTTATCATCATCAGCAATCAAACCTTCAGAAATAGCTTTTTCTATAGATTCGCAAATATTGTAGTTATGTTCTTCCCCTAGAGCTATAAAATTTCTTTTTTCTCTATCTGTAAGAGAATTAAAAGTCTGGGCTTCTAAAGCTAAATCAGATCTATTTTTGGTGACAAAAGAATCTAGTAATCCAGCTTGAATAAGACTTGATAGAACCCCAATGTTTAAACCCGCTTGTTTAGCAGCTCTAAATACGTCATACTTGTTTGAGAATGCCCCCTCTCTAAACTCTAGCAAATGGATCAAAACCTTCTCGGAGACCCCTTTGATCGAATTTAAACCATATCTGATATCTTTACCCTCAATCTTAAAGTCTATGTCAGACTTATTCAAGTCAGGAGGTAAGAGTTTTATGTCAAAATTAGGTAATTCTTGAGAAACTTTAGATATTTCATCGTGACTATTAGGCTCAAACTTAGCGAACTTCAAGAGGCTCAAGAAGAACTCTTGAGGATATTTAAATTTTAAGTATACAGTGATAGCAGCGAGATAAGCATAACTAATAGAGTGAGACTTGTTGAATGAGTAATTAGCTGAATCTTCTGCGACTTTCCAAAGAATATCAGCAATTGAAGGATCTAAGTTTGATTCAATAACTTTATTAGAAATCTTCTCTTTCCACTCAGGCATTTTATCAACCTTCTTCTTGCCTACAATTCTCCTCAACTGTTCCGCCTCATCAAGAGTAAACCCGACTTTAACAGCCATCTTCATCAACTGTTCTTGATATAGAGGTATACCTCCTGTGTAACTGAGAACGTCGTCAAAGAATTCAGACTGAGATTGGAACTCTCCAGTCCTAACATAGGTAGCATAATCATCTTTGAAATCTAAAGCTCCGGGTCTTGCGATAGCGACGACAGCAGAGAGTTGTTCTAGATTCCTAGGAGCTATTTGCTGGCACACCTTGAAGTTTGTATCAGCCTCGATCTGAAATAGACCTTGCGGAGACTCAAGGCAAGAAAGAGCTGCATAAATCGAAGGGTCATGAGGATTTATACTATTAACATTGATGCCTAAACCTTCACAAACATCATTAACCACAGACAGAGTCCTTAGACCAAGGATATCAAACTTGACACTCAGACTAGCTACATCATCCATGTCGTAACCTGAAATCAAAGACCCATCATTAGTTCTTTGAAGAGGCATTATATCTGACTGGTCATAATAACAAATTGAAATCCCTGACGGATGAACACCAGTATTTTTAATTAGACCTTCAAGCTTTCGAGCTATTTTAAAAGATTTTTGATTGTCATCCGCATACTTTTTGAAGGACTCGCTCTCTTCATAAGCTACAGCCAGCTTTGCAACTTTACCAAACTGCTTAGGAATACTATCGCTGATTTGGTTAACGTCAGATTCAGATAGACCCCCGACGATCTTGCCACATTCTTTTATACAAAGCTTACCACTTAAGGTGTTTAAGGTAAGAATTTTTGAAGTCTTCCCTTTGTATTTATCTTCAATATATCGAACAACTTCAGCCCGACGATTATAAGAGATATCATTATCGACATCAGCAAGAAGAGACCCGTCCAAAAAAGTGTCTCCATCATGCTCGATTTTTCTTGCTCTGCTCCTCGACACAAATCTCTCAAAAAATAAGTCATATTCAATAGGGTCAATATTTGTTACACCTAAAAGGTATAAAACTAAAGAACCAGCTGCAGATCCTCGACCCGCGCCAGTTGGAATTTTTTCTGTTTTGCAAAAATACAAGATATCCCAGTTGAGAAGGATGTAGTCAATGAATCCCAGCTCGTCGAAAATATCAAGCTCCATTTTTGTTCTATCATAATATTCTTTTCTGTTATCAAACTTGGTTATCTCTTTATCTCTTAGACCTTTCCGACACAACTCAAATAGCACCTCTTTGTTAGAGCTGTCTAAATTTAGATCCAGACTCTTTAAGATTTCCTCGGATATACTAATTTCTGGTAGCTTTACTCCAGCCGGGAATGGGTTCTTGTATCTCATAATTCAATATCGAAAATTTGCTTCTGGAAGATTTTAAAATTCATCTCAATGTCGTAAAGAGCATTGTGGAGTCTAGATTTATCATGGTCAATATTATATTTCTTCAATAAAGCCAACTGGCTAGTCTTCAATCCTCTTTGGAAAAAGTTGACCCATTTATACTGCCAGTAGATAAAGTTATCCATATCTGGTTCGTCATTCTTTTCGATAGCTCTAGCCAAACTCAAAGTATCGATAATGCGGTCAATATACGAATGGTCAGACCCTAAGCCCAAAAGCTTTCTCCAGATGTTTATCATATAAACGTCAAACCCTAGAAGGTTCTGCCCTAAGATAATATATTCTGGATTATACAACTCTTTAGAAAAATCATCCCACACATCTTTCGGGTCTTCAGCATTCTTCTTGTAATGCCTGTCATCAAAATGATTGATATTAGCTGCCCCCTCAGACATATTTAAATCGGGCCAAAATAAATACCTATCATTCTTCTCAAGAATTCTACCTCCTTGAGCTATGACCCAAGAGACTTGGAAAGGCTTAGATTTTAATAAGTTCAACCCCTCTGTCTCTGTGTCTAAGACAAGATACTTCTGCTTCTTGTCAAAACGTAATAATTGATCATTCATAGGTTTTTAAAAAACTTTCTAAGCTAAATTCATCACTTCCAAAGTGACTGAGGTTTGGACTCTCCAAGCTAGCCTGTCTGCCAAAAGACCGTCTAGACAATATCTTATAAGTTTGGAGGGCTTCAACATCTTGATCATCTTTATACAGGATGGTCTTAACCTTGGCAATCCTATATTTATCTTTTGCATATAACGCTACCTTAGACCATAGCAGATGATCGAATGGTAACTTGTTATTCTCAACCCAAAAAACAGGATTAAAATTATTTAAGTCTGGGATGCAATTCTTGTGGAAGAAATTATTCTCGTGTATGAAGCTATCGTAGAAAGGCACAACGAAGCTAAGATGATCTGCGTCCCAGAGTTCAGAAAAGCTCTTGTAATCTATTTTGCCTGTAGACTCAGAAAAAGCTCGCGAGTATATCTTATTCAAGAGTTTGCAACCCTCGTCATCTTTAGCGAAGATAATGTTTTTATGATCCGAATCCTTATCTTCAGCAGACATATCGTTGCAAAAAGTTAACCTCAAACCGTAAAAAAGGTTCAGCTTGTTCCTCTGACAAGCTTTAAAAGCTTTCATAAAGCTGGTCAAATTGTCCTCGACTAAAACGACATCATCAATGTCGTTATCCATACACATTTGAATGATCGAATCAGGGCCAACGCCATGAGATTCATCATCTAACGTTAAGATGCTTTTTCCAAATGAGTAAGTAGATCTAAAAACAGGAGTCATCACTCCTCAAATATACAGATCTAGAAACGCACGTCAAGAACAATAAGCAGGGCAACCGGGATAATATTCTATCTGGTAAGTGCAACCCTCTGGGACTAAGTCTTCTGAGAAATCTTCTTCGAAGCAAGAACCAACAGGCTGGCCAGCTTTATTTTTAAATAAATAATAAAAGAAATCAAACTTCATGGAACAATGCCATTTTATGTTACCATCTTTCTTCAACTCCCCTTTTTGTTTTGCAAAGCCACAGAGCAAACGGCCACTAAATGAGTTGTCAGAAGGAAAACTTTTCCTAGCAGCCAAATTACTCATAGCATCTTTTTCTGAAAAACCATCTAGATACTTCTGGATCTCAGTGAGTTGCATCTCAAACCCCAAAAGATCCTCATCACTCAATGGTTCCATCCTCATAACACCGCTTTTCTTGGCGTCTGGATCTAGATCAAATTTAACAAAGAGAAATTCACTCTGTTTATTTTTATACTCAGGGAATAAATGTTGACTAGCTAAGCTATACATTAAGTCCTGCATATTATCTTCAGCATCTTTACCTTTGAAGACTTCTTTACTGGTTTTAAAATCCCTAATCAGAGCGAATTTTTGCTTCTTATAAAGAAATAGTTTATCAATAAAACCTCTAATCCTGTAGGCAATATTCCCATCGTTTTTGACTATATCAAAATCCTGCTCAGAAAGCTCTTCTGTCGGGTCATCCAAATCATACCCAAAAAAATCATAACTCAGACCGTTGAAAGTCATCTCTTTAATCATTTGGATATTCTCTTCATCATCTACCCCCTCCCGGCGAGCATGTTTCATTACTAGACGCTCAACACAAGGCACAGAAAAGATATCCTGCTCCTTCATGATTTTGTCATAATGCTTCCTATGACGTGGGTCACCAAGAACTTCAAAAATTAAATGACATATAGAACCTCTTCTAGCTCCATCATTGCTAGTATCTGGGAGTTTTAGTTTATACTTACACCAATACAACCAAGAACAACTCTGAGCTGTTTTTATTCTACTAGCAGAAAGAGCTGTTTGCGGTTCACTCATTTAAAATTTCTGATTTCTTTATGTCCTTCTGAGAGAACTGGTTTTTATTTTGGCTAATAAACAAAGCAAGCTTCTTCCTCTGTGAGGGTTTATCAACCTCTTCATCTAGCCAGCTTTTGATATTATATGAATTTTCATGAGCTTCTCCAAAATCATTCGCTTTATTTGGGGGGAACTTAACGGATAGGATATCTAAGTCGAAAAAATGCGACAACTTGAGGTAAGCTTTAGCCGCCCCTATCAAACCTCTATTCTCAGAAGAATGAGCATCATAATTAGTAGATATAATCACATTATCTAGGGCTTTAGAAGATAGATAGTTGATGATATTACCTCCAACAGACAATCCAAACATTACCAAAACATTTTTTACACCGTTTTCATAAAGAGCTAATGCATCACCGATACTCTCCACAAGAATGACTGTTTTAGTCCGTAGTATTTCTTCATCGCACTCATGGTCTGGAACGTAAGCTGGATATACCCAACCGGACTTCTTGCCTATATGTTTCCATTTGGGGATATTCTTCTGTATCTTCCCGGCATCCACGCTTCGCCCTGAGAACCCAATGATCTGTGAGTTGCTATTGTATATAGGGAAGACCATCCTACGGTACATTTTTCCCACACCAGACAAGCCTACTTTAAAAGCTTTTTGGGTATCTTCCGAAATATCCCTCTCTTTATAAAAATTGTAATGAGGAAATAACTTTTCTAGCATTTCGTCTGGGTATATCTTTTCCATTTCTATCCTCTCTACTGGTTTAGTAATAAAAGTTTTGCTCTTTCTAATCTTTTGGAGAGTCTCTGAAAATTCAGATTTGTCACCAACGGTCATTCTGACCAAAGACTCAAAAGTTTGAGAGCCTTTACTCTCAACAAAGTCCATCCAAATCCCCGTGTTTTTATAAATCTTTAAAGCTGTAGCGTTATCCCCATTGCGGTAAAGAGCTTGCGCCCTCCAGTGATCACCACAATCAATAAGATTGTAACCTATCGACTCAAGAATTTTCTGGAACTCCTCCGAATGAATCGAAGTCTGGGATTGGTGTTGCATCTGGATTACTCTGGTCTAGTTCTGGATCTCCGTTTCTAACTCTGATAATATCGCGAAGGTCTCCCCTCTCTGAGATATTAAAATTATTAAAATCGAGATTAATGAAATTCTTCCTTAATGAATCATCCACTTGGACAGGTTCAATAGCTCCAGCTATATCTCTACCCAAACTTCTGTATTTAACACTGATCATCTTATGAGTCCCGAACCTTACTCCTTCTTCTTGGATCTCATCCTCAGTCTTCCTTCTTAGAATAAACATATGCGAACAGAATTGTGTAATCCTATCAGATAGAGAAACAATACTCTCATCATCAACAATATTTTGAGAGTTCCGGTTGGTGGTAATACCACTCCTATTAGATTGAACAGAAGTAATCATTGGAATGACAGGTTCACCATCTTCAAGAACATCTTTCTGGATACACCTTTTGAATTTATCAACCATCTCTCCAACGACCTGCCACTCATTCTGATTAGAGTTGGCTGTATTAGTCGTCTTAATATAATCAAAAGAGAAGACCATTTTGTTACCGCGACCAACTGTAGAGTAATAAAATCTCTTCAAAGTATTTATCATCCCATCGACATCCATCCCTCCTACATTGTAGTAATAGAATTTAAGTTTGTTAATTTTGGGCCAGACAGAGCGAACTTTCTCGACGACATCTGCACCAGCAGTCCTCCATTTACCACTCTCCAACAAATGCATGGGGACTCCAGAATGAGCAGCGCATTGACGCATCATAAGCTCTTCCTTACTCATCTCTCCATTATCAAAATGCAGAACTGGGACTCCATATCTCAAAGCTACTTTCGTAGCGTAATCCATACAGTATTGTGTTTTACCAACTCCTGATCGAGCAACTATGACGGTAATGTTTCCGGGCCGTAACAAAGAACCATAAATATCATTAACTTTCTCATGCGGCCCCATCATGCCAAACTCTTCAATAGGGTTGTTGCCCCGCTCCTCAATCAGAGCCTCCATATCATCATAGATATTCTCTGGGACATCATTACCTATCTCAAACAAGTTGATCTTAGAATTGTAGATATGATCTGCCGTCTCGACGATATCTCTATAAGAAGACTCAGGCTTAATAGCTTTCATCTTCTTGCTTATATCCTCACAAGATTCTAAAATTTCCCTCCTTATTGAATATTTTTTAAGCTCTTTGCAAGTCTTTGTCAAATTGCCCGAAGGGACAGATCTCATAGCTAAAGATTTAATGTAATCCGCAGGAATGATATTCCCCGCGAAGCTTAAACCTACCTCATTAACCCTTTGAGCAATAATTACGTTATCAACTTCATCTCCAGCATCTACGGCTTGTTTTATAACCCTGAAGATTGTGGAATGTAAAGGGGAGCCTTCTGAGTAAAAATCTTTGTGACTTATGAAGTTAGATATTTCAATCAAAGATTGAGGGTCTTTTAGAAGACCAGCCAATAACTGTTTCTCTAGTTCATAACTATAAATCATTTGTCTACCCCCTGATCAGATTTAGACTTTATTAAGTAATCTTCTAGAGCTTGCTGTAAGCCCAGCTCCATAATCACAGAATCAAACTTTGTGTATATAACAGGCTCTCCAGACTCATTAGCTACAACCATTATAAGACCTTTGTAGCGTTCTGAATCTCCAGAAATTTCGTATATCTTCTCAACTAGACCTTCTGGAATAGAAAATAAATTATCTTGCTCATTCATAGGTAAACATCTCTGTCCTCAAAAAACGATGTAGTAACATCGTCGTTTGGATAGATCTCAACTAGATTTATATCGTTCCTCTCACAGAAGTCCAGCTTTTTTTGATCTCTTTTTAGTTGATCTAAATATTTAAGCCTGTTCTTATGGAAGTGTTTCACATACTTCGTATGTTGCGCCCCTTGAACCTCTATAGCTATCCTTTTATTAGCGTTATAAAAATCTAGAGACAATCGACTACCAACTATCCTAAACTCCTCAAATACTATATCCAAGTGCCAATAATTCCTTAAGAAATCCTTTACACCTTTTTGGAATTTACTCCTGCTGGAGCCTTCCCAATCTATACGGTATTTTTTAGGGTTTTTTAAATTACGGAGTTTACCGTCTACAGTGTAGAACTTCATTGAGTTTTAAGCTAACTCCTCGATAGCGTTCTTAAAATAAGAAACAAGGAATTCGCAAAAACCTTCATTACCTTCTATAAGCTTAAATAAATTATTTTCACCTTGGATCTTTTCTGGCAAATCAAAATCAGTATCCTGTAAAACCTCTTTGAAATCTTCTGTGATACTCAACCAAGCCCCGCTCTTCTTAACGAACTCCCAAGCCAAGAGCAAGTCTACTATTTCTTTCTCAATCCATATCGACTTACCCCCTTTTTGTCCATATCTAATGGGGTAGCTAATAGAAGTATTCGTCTTTTCGTTAGGAGATTTTTTTATAGTGACCTTAGCGAAATGACCTATAGGAGGATTAGTTTTGGAATCCATTTTCTTCACTGATGCATTCCTTAGGATAGCGTCTCCATTATAGCGAGGTTCAAATTGGATAATCCAATTAGCAAAGTGAAGTAAAGCATTACCTCCTGTAGCTGTAGTCTGTCTCACAGGGGCTTTCGTATATGGGTCGAGCTTTATATCCGCTCTAACTTGAGAGATGAAAATAGCCATATGACCCCTTTTCTGCAAAGCTATGGACATCTTTTTCATGAAGACTCCAGCAATTACAGCTCCCCCAGCAACTTTAGTAGAATCCTCAAAATTCTTACCCACGTCATTCTTAGGGATTAATCCATCTACAGAATCAAGGACGAAACAATACTTAGCTTTGTCATCATTAAACTGAACCAACCTCCTCATTAGATCTACCACGATCTCATAAATGTTGGACTCAAAAACAAAGCAAGTGCCGTCAACCCACTCGTCAGCGCTAAATACAAAATTAATGCCAGACCGCTCTTTCATTTCTGGAGAGAGCCTTCCTTCAGCTTTGATGAAAACACCTCGCGTCCCCGGCATTTTCAAAAAGTTCCTCATTACTTCTAATGATTCAGAAGTTTTACCTCCTTCATTCATGCCAACAAATCTGTGTAGTCCGGGTCCAAAACCTCCCCCCATCTGTAAGTCAAATTCTAAAGAACCGCTTGAGACTTTGTAATTGATCTCCTCCTCAAAGTTATAATGATCTTCTTTAGTTTCCTTAAGGAAGCCCTTAAGCATCGTATTTGGATTCTGTTCTTTACTCATCTAAAAAATCTTTTAATGTTTTTTTCTTTTTGACAGGGGCGAAATCCTCTCCAGATTTCTCACCCAAAATATACTCTGGATACCTAGATTTGTCAACCACATAATTGAAAGCCCTGAACTTCTTGTCAAGAGCTTTTTTTAACTTAGGGCTGATGAGGTAAGTTAGGGAATCAAACTTCTTGTAAAAGTTGACTACATTCATGAACTCCAGAGAGTACCTTTCACATAAAACATTCAAATGCTTCATTTGAGCTTTGTAAAAAACCCTCTTACCAGATTCAGGATCAATAACTAGCCTCTCTAGGATATCCCTTTTGCTAATTTTTACTTTAGGCTTCTTCTTAGCTTTAAAGAAATGACCGCACTGACATTTTTTAACCCTTGATCCAACTACAGCGCCACAATCTGGACATTGCTTTTCTCCTGCTGCCATACAGAGACTTTAATACAAATTTAAATCATTGACAACCATTTTTCTTACCAAGCCAATAAAATCTGTTTTTGGCTTCCACTTAAGGGATCTACGAGCTTCTGAAGAGTCTCCCCAAAGTAATTCGACTTCAGCAGGACGATAAAAATCTGGGTTTATCTGCAATAAAACCCTCCCATCGTGCATATATTTTTCATCTACTCCCTCGCCAACCCATTGACATTTTTCAAGAGCGAATCCAGCAAAGTTGAAAGCTTGTTCCACAAACTCCCTAATAGTATGGGTCTCATTAGAAGATAAAACGTATTCTCTAGGCTCCTCTTGATTAAGCATTAGCCAAATCCCCTCTACAAAATCTTGTGAGTCGCTCCAATCTCTCTTAGCGTCTACATTACCAAGTTCAAGAGGTTTGAAATTATCTGATACATACTCATTCTTAATTCTAGCGACATTCTTAGTTATCTTACGAGTGACAAATTCTTCTCCACGACGAGTCCCTTCGTGATTGAATAGCCAGCCTTGGATAGCAAATAAATCGTATGACTCTCTCCAAACTTTCACCATATGCCTCGCACTAGCCTTAGAGACCCCGTATGGGCTTCTTGGGCGTATAGGATGGAGTTCTGATTGAGGTGAGTATAAAACATCTCCAAACTCCTCTGAAGATCCAGCATTGTAATATCTGCAGTTGGGACAGTGTTTGCGAATAGCCTCAAGCTGATATAAAACGGCCATTGCGTTAGTCTCCATATGGTTGACTGGCATCTTCCAGCTGACACCCACAAAAGAATTTGCAGCAAAGTTAATAAAGTAATCGGGCTTCTCTTCGGAAATTACTAACTCAGTATTAGCTTGGTCAGCCACATCAAGGTCTATTAAACTAAATCTAGGGTGATCTAGAAGGTGTTGAATGTTAACGTGATTCTTGACACTTAACCTACGGACACCAGCTACAATAGTATGTTCTGTATTTTGCAAGAGGTAGTCAGCCATAAAGCTACCGTCTTGACCTGTTACGCCAGTGATAATTACCTTTTTCATAAATTACTATATATAAATTCTGCGAATTTGAACTCTAACTCTGTATCTATATCTACCGACTCAACCCCGTTCAACTTTACAAAAAAAGGATTCTCCCCTACAACATTCCTGTTTTCAATACATGCTTTCCGACTGATTATAGAAACTCCATAGTGAACCCCTAAAATATCAGGCAAATCTTGACTATTGGGAGAATTTTTAGGATCATAATTCATAGGTTCGCCAGCCAACCACATATGATGCTTGACATCAAAAACCGTCATCAAACTGTCATGGTCTTCTAATTCTTGGTAACTCTTAATACATTTTTCGAATGTATTTTTACTGACAAACGGACAAGTTACTGGAGCATACATAATATGATCTGATTGGGTAACTTGAGCTATATGTTCAAAATACTCACTGTTATTGATTGTAGAACTAGCGAAATGCTCATCCCTTAAGAAGGTATCGACGCCTTTTCCCCTAGCGATACACAACATCTCTTCACTGTCGCTATTAACTACAATTTTATCTAAACCAACCACAGTTTTTAATAAATCTATCTTAAGTTCTAGTAAGGACGTACCTCCGAAATCTCTTATGTTTTTATTTTTAACCCTTACTGAGCCTTTCCTTACTGGAATTACTGCTGTAATTTTTTTATTCATTAATTTTATTCAATGTAGATTCCCAAGATTTGAATTCTATAGCTTTGTCATCTATATAGTAACAAGCTCTTGGTTTTTCACAAGTAACTTCAGAGATAAACTGATTTAAATTATGTTCTATTAACCACTCTTCCACAAGATCAAGCCCGGTTTTTCCATTCACCAAAGGTCTATCTTTTTTAATTTTAGCGGTAAAAATAATTAAATTATACCTCTCAGAAAGATTTTTTAAAGCCTCGTAAGACCCTTCGATTGGCTCGCCGTAGCAAGTACCATCATGGTAACCTTTATCAAAGGTGTGTAACACCCCATCAAAATCAATTGCTAAATTATTATTCTGGCTTTCTAAGCCTACTGGAACGTGACTTATTTTGTCTTGCATTTTTTTAATATGGACGGGCATTCAAAACCTGCACCATGAATAAGTTGGTAGGTCAGCGCCAGCGACAAAATCTCTGATGTATGATAATATTCAGCATTTTGAACAATTTTAGTAATATTAGGATTACCGCAAGGATTATATTGAGCTGAAATCATGGCTGAATCCATTTTGTTTTCATCTGCCCAATTTAAAGCGTTTACAATACAGTTTGAAGACTCATTGTTCAATGAACAGGAAAAACCTACCGCTAAACATTTTGAATTGTCCAACCCCCTTGATCTAGTCTCTAACCAATTCTTAACCCAACTATTAAAGTCATTATCCGCAATTAAAGAAGTCACTGTGATAGCACTACCGGGAGCAATAATATTTTTGTCCGTTAATCTTGAGGAATCGATAGCTGCATGATCCGCAACCCCCATATTCCCACCATGCCCAAAGAAAAACACATTTGTGGCATTACTGTAAGATTTTTGTAATTTAAGCCACTCTTCTGTTTCTATAATTTTATTGAATTTATCTTCAATGTTTTCTAATTTTATTTTATCTGCCTTCATTTAATTTTACTTTAATTAATAAAAATACTCCACATTGGCTGTCAAACAACTCATCAACTGACCAAGGTATATCAACTCTATTTGTCATCAAGGTAGAGTGTGTAACTGGGTGTTGTAACGGCTGGTGATCTTTATTATCGTCATATTTCCTTTGATAATCTAAGCTTTCATCCCACAGTATAGGGATGTAATCTATAGAAGAGATGGAATTCTCACTATCTTTAAGTTTTTTCAAATGATGTAAAAAATCATTTATTTTATCACCCTGTTGTGGAAACCCGAGAAAAACATCACTCTCTTTTTTTACATGAGAATTTATATGTTTTAGTATTTTTATATCTTCGGTGAAAGTGGTATATGAGTAAAATACATCTATGTCCGAAAAATCGCTTATACTTAAAACATCTCTACATTCGCTCACCCTTTCACATTTAAACCTTCTCACCCCAAATGAAGACAGTTTTTTTTCTTGAGAAAAAATTGTATAGTCAAATTCAACTGAAGTTACTTTTTTAGCGTAATGAGAAAGACCTTCGCATATTTCTCCATAACGAGAACCTATTGACATTACATGTTTGTTTTTTACATAGTCCTTTATAAAATAAGGGGTCATTATTGGATACCTCCAATTTACATGCTCTGGAGAATAAACTTCCCTTTGTAAAACAAACTTATCACTCTCATCATAAAGATCTTTTAATGAAGAATGGACTTTAGATTTGAAATCTTCTATAGAAATCTCATCTTTATCTAAATTTGGAAAACTATTAAAAATAGCATGGCTAGAGGGTAATTTAATTTTTTTCATATTCTTGAAAGAGACCTCTCAATCCTACTGGATTAACAGAAATTATCTCTGTGTCTAATTTGTTTTGTTTAATAAAATTTTTAGCATAATGCCAACCAACCGTATAAATTTCATAAGTTCCAGTGTCTCCGCTATTTATAATTTCCCTACCATCAAAACACCGCCTCCCTTTATTGCAATCACAACCCACGATATATATTTTTGACACCCCAGTGTAGAATAAAAAATTTAAAGCGTGAAAAATTACCGACATCCCGCAAGTGGGGTTGACAGATATATCCAAGGAGAAAGTTGGGGGCATACTATTTTTAACAGCCATAGGGAATGCACCAAAAGATTCCACCTCTGATTCAGAATAGTGAAGAGGGTGAGGAGAGCCATCCACTTCACAAGCTCCAAATTTAGCCCCTTTCACTTTGAAACTTTCGCTCATTGATCTGTCTCTATCACCAAAAAAATAATAGTCTAGTAAAAGGTGATCTTCTTTTTTTTGATCAAAAATATCTAAGTCCCCGATAAAATTACAACCAACGTGGATATCTACACCATCTATAGGTTCATACAATTTGGAAGTAGGGCCAGAACCAAAGAGAACCGCTTTACCCCCTAAGTGCTTATCTTTGTACTCCTCAAAGATTTTGTTGTATTTATGTTTTTTCAAAGATCTCTAAAGGTTACCGTCTTTATACTAGGTTCAGAAGATAGAAAATCTACTATTTTTTCAAAATCTTTTTTTAGAGATTTCTCTTTTAATCCATGAAAAACAAAAACAGCAGACTCTTCTTCTGACATATTTTTTACATCTTCGATAAATTCTTTAAACCCATAAACATGATTTAAAATACCTTTGGGTTTAATTAGAAATTCTGATTCTGAATCTTCTGGATATTTTATTTTAGGTCTATCTGATTCTGGTTTTTCGTCGATCTCCCATTTCGCCCACCCCCCATCTTGATAATCATATCCAGTTCTAGCTTTGGAAAAACCTAGATATTCAACTATGTTTGAAACCCTGAAATTTGTGTAATAGCCGGGGTAAGAAAACGTGTCTATATTCCTTACCTTGTGATCGGAAAGGGTTTCACTAGTCATTGTTATTTCTTTTATGATTTGCTCATCACTTAAGGTGGTCAAATTCAAATGATTAAATGTGTGATTACCTATTTCGAAGCCTTCATCTTCAAACTCTTCAAGATGCTTAAAGTCAAACCCTTTCTCACTCATGTTTTTTTCAAACATTAAATCATGGGAAAGCCACAAAGATTTATTATTCGTCACAAAAAAGGTAGCCCTTAAATCATTTTTACTTAATAAAGGCTTAGCTATTTCGTAATGACTTTCTAGTCCGTCATCAAAGGTTAAACAAATCTTTCTCATTAATACATATTTATTGTTTGAGTTATATGATCTAAATCTTGATGGTTTAACCACCACCCTACAGGGATATTAACTAATCTATTGTCAAATAAATTTAAATTTTTAAGGGATTTGTCTTTACCTCCAAAAACAGAGTATTGGTCATTTCTTACATGTACCCTGTCACTAGAAATGTTATTTTTTTTCAGATAAGAAATAAAATCCTCCCTATCTTCTACAAGCAATGAATAAATCCAGCTTGAGCTAAGTGTGTTTTTTGGCTTCCTCATTTTAACAACCTTAGGATTACTGATAACTGAATCGTAAAAAGTTTTATTGGAGACGTGCTTGCCTATAATAAAATCGATATGCTTTAAGTTATTGAGACCAATAGAAGCGTTAATATTGTTCATGTGATACTTATAACCGGACTCTGGAATATCTTGATCCCACCTACTAATCCCATTAAATTTTCTATCTAGACCAAACCACCTAATCTTTCTGCCTCTAACAGCATCCTCTTCCCTTTTACACGCTAAAGCCCCACCATCTCCACAAGTAAGATGTTTAATAGCTTGAAAAGAAAAACAAATAAAATCAGAGTGGTTGCCTATTTTAACACCATTAAACTCTGATCCTAGCGCATGAGCAGCGTCTTCAATAACTTCTAAATTAAATTCTTCTGCTACAGCATGAACCTCTTGTAAATCTACTGGCTGACCAGCCCAGTGGACAACGATAATCGCTTTTGTTTTATCTGTAACCTTAGACCTGATGCTTTGTGGGCAAATATTCCCTGTTGTAATATCAACATCTGCAAAAACTAATTTGGCACCCATATTAAAAAATGGCTCATTAGTAGCCATGCATGTCATTGCCGTTGTGATAACTTCATCGCCAGATTTAATACCTGCTAATACCCCAGCTAAATGAAGGGCTGAAGTTCCGCTATTGGTTAATGCTAAATTATCATTACCAATGTAATTTGAAAAAGCTTTTTCGAATTCATCCGAATACTCACCTTCTGTCAAAGACCCTTCAGAAAGGATACGCTTCAAATCAACAGCGCATTGATTTGACATAAACGGTTTAAACAATGGGATCATTAAACTATTCTACCAACCAATGTTGGTTTTTGAAAGTCCAATTTACTGTTTTTTCAAGACTTTTCCTAAAGTCTACTGGCACAGACCAACCCAAGTTGGCTAATTTATCTCCATTAAGAGCATATCTTAAATCATGGCCCGGTCTTTTAGAGTGATAATCTGTCATTTCGTAGTCAGCTTTCTTACCCATAATCTCAGAAATAATTTCAACCACCTCTAAGTTGGAAAGCTCTTCACAACCAGCAATATTGTAACGACCTTTGGAAGAGTCATGATTATCTAACACCTCCGCTGTATTATCCAATACGTAAATGAAAGCGTCAGCTACATTCCTAGCGTGAATATAAAATCTACTTCCAGCTTTTGTTCTATCTGGGTAAGAGTGAATATAAATCTTTTCATTGTTGAGAATTGATTTGATTACCTTAGGGATAAATTTTTCCGCATGTTGTCTTTCGCCAATAATATTCATGGTGTTGGTGATAACAATAGGAAGTCCGTAAGTGTTACAGTATGATTCACACAATGTCTCCCCAGCAGCTTTAGATGCAGAATAAGGGTTGCCGCAATTGAATCTATCCCCTTCTTTATAAGCAAAACCTTCTTTAGCGTTACCGAAAACTTCATCTGTAGAAAAATACATAAACTTTTCCAAGTCGGTACATTTTTGTCTTACAAACTCAAGAAGGTTCAGAGTTGAGTCTAAATTGTTTTTAACAAAATTAACTGGGTTAATAATTGAGTTTTCTACATGTGATTCTGCTGCGATATGCAAAACATAATTAGCATCAGAAATTTCTTTTTCCATACCTTCTGAAATTTCAGAACAAAGATCAAATGCGAACATTTTAAATCTAGGGTTTGACAATATGCTAGTCTCTTCCAAACGGGACATCCCAAAAGAAGAATAACTTAATTTATCTATGCAATAAATTTCCCAGTCGGTGTTCCGCAAAATATGGTCTGCTACATGATGCCCTACAAAACCACAGCCCCCTGTTAAAATCACTTTTTTCATTTTACTAGTTTCATTTTTATTGAGGGTAAATCATTTACAATCTCCTCCCCTTGAACTTCAAAACCCAATTTTAGGTATAAATTATACGCTCTAAAGTTATTTTTATCTACATAAATATAATAATCTTTTCCCCCAAATACACTAAAAAAAGAATCGTAAGCTTTAACCGCTAGTTTCTTACCTCTAAATTCTTCAGCTAAATCTAAGCCTATAAAAAACTCCCCCTTTACTGTCTGAGTCCTAAAATAACCAGCTTTTTTATTATTATATAAAAGTAAAAAATAATCTGGATTAGTAGAATCGAACCATTCAAAAGACTCCTCTAATGAGTATTTTTTTTTGTCATGCAAGTATTCAGAACACGAATTTCTAACCTTGTTAAAAAATGGTATATCTTTTGACTGAAATTTTTTTACCGAAAAACTATCTTTCATTAGTTCAATCCCCATCTAGTTTTGAACTGTAATTTCTTCCTGTGATGTATTAAAGAAGGATTGTAAAGGGCTTCTATCTCATGCATTCCGAAACTACTTTCAAAGTTGAAACGGTCTTCAGAATGATGTTCGGTAGAGAATCTTGATGCTACGTCTAAGCTTGGTATGCGGAATCCTTCGTTTTCTAACTGACTTCTAAGGAAACAAGAGATCACCACATCTTCATTGTGATTACGAAGGTAATTTTTATTATCTTCGAATAGTTCATAAGCTCGTTGACAAATTTTCTTAGACCTCAAGGAGAACCCCCCATTGCCACAGAATATCTTACCTCCATAATATATGGGCGCACCAATATAATCATAATCTAAGTAAGAATTAGACCAAGCTTTAGGATTCTGTATGAACCCATCGCAGTGAAAATTTATTACATATTCAGTATCAAAAGATTCTGCATATATCTTAAAAATCTCATCACCAAATTTGTTATGTGGTATCTCATCAATCATCTTGATCTCGAAATCAATAGGATCAACAGTAGGTTCTACACAAGTGTAAATTATTTTTCTTCCGAAATTTAAATTTTTAGAAGAGTTATTCCCTATAGAGATAATAGAATTTATATCTTGATAAATCTTATCTGATTTATTGGGGACAATGGATAAGTATGTTACCTTGCTGAGATCGGAATTTGCTACAACCATGCTAATGCACGATTATACCTCAAACCTCCTCTTCTTCAACCACCAGTTTGATTTCGCTTAAAAATGGGTAAGCATTCAATAAATCTTGGTGGTCAGCAAAACCTTCATCGTCCCAAGCCCACTCACTATAGACTTCTTCTTCATCCCAAGCTAAAACTTCATTAGAAACCATTTTGCTAACAGGTTTTTTAGACCAAAACTTGCAGCTCCAGTAACGAGGAGTAGTCTTATCTTTTGCTGTATCACATTTATGTCTAGCTCTGAAGCTTCGGCGACGAGCTGGATCATCCCGCTTGATTTCCATGTTAGGATCACCAAACTTAACCATGATAACATTACCAGTCTTGGGGCTTTTTACATAAACGCCATACTTCTTTTTGCCATCTTTTAGTCGAAAAGGCTTATTCAGAGTCTTTTTTTCTGCTTCTGTATACTCAAGATCTTCTGTCGAATCATCTTGTTCCCACTCGTTAGCTCCAGCTTTGACTAAATCAAGATGAGCAATGTCAAACTCGATATTAGCAAAATCAATAAAAGCTTCACCTTCATTCTCAAGGTAATACTCTTCAGACCCTTTTGCTACATCTTGGTCAGCAGCGCGATAAGATTTTTTAACTTTCCCTCCCCTGACCATTTTAAGGAATGTATTTACACGAGCCATTGCCCACTGGCCTCTAGTCTTGCCGGGGCGATGACTAGAAGAAAATGCTCCAGCGCCACGACGATAAATCTTCTTAAGCTGACCTAAAGTAACTTTTTTAGAATGTTTATCATTATGTTCTTTGACTTTATTCTTTAAAGCTTTGATGACTTTTTCTGAGAAGGTGATAGACCCGCCTTTTCCACCCGCAGAGCCACTTTTATTTTTGTCAGAACCTTTTTTCCGTTCAGAAGGTTTCGCTGGTGTTTGCGCTCCACTTTTGGGTCCACCACGTTTTGCGGCTTCACTTAATGCCAAAAGTTCTTTAATTTTCTTAGAAAAGTCCAACTCCATTGTATTTTTCTTTACACTTATTTTAAATATAAATGAAATTAACCTTCGCAAGATTTACATTCCATCAAGGATCTGGAAAGTTCCTGACTAGGGTTAGCGCTCCTTTGATAGTATAAACCTTTCACGCCATTCTCCCAAGCGTAAATCATAAGCTGATTGACCTCTTTCATGGGGGATTTAGGAGCCACCATAATATTTAAAGATTGACCTTGGTCTAAATACTTCTGTCTTTGAGCGGCTTGGATAACCACCTCTTTCTGAGATATCTCTTCGAAAGTTTTAAAAATATCTTTATCTTTATCAGACATGAAGCTCAAATGTTGAACAGACCCTCCCGTCTTCAAGACGCTGAGCCAAACATCATCATTATCTTTCCCATACCCAGCCAAACACTCTTTTAAGTAAGGGTTTCTGTAAGTGAACTTACCTTTAGCTAAGTTTTTGACAAAATAATTAGAATTTAAAGGCTCAATAGAAGGGGATACTTGACCCAAAATAAATGAACTGCTCGTTGTAGGAGCTATAGCCAAAGTTGTTGTATTTCTACGGCCATAGTCTTTAGCGTATAAAGGACCACCAAGGAGTTTAAATAATTCTTCCGTAGCTTTATCGCTTTTGTTTCTAATTTCTTTGAATATAGAGCTATTAGCTAGTTTAGCCTCCATACTCTCAAACGAAATCTTTTTGCTTTGTAGGTATGAATGCCAACCAAGGACACCCATTCCCAACGCCCTATGACGTTTAGCAAAATTGTGAGAAGCCTCCATAAAGGGAAGGTCTTCAGTCTTTTCAATATATTCTTGCATGACAGCATCCAAAAACATTGTCAAAGTTTCTATCGCATCAGTTTTGATGATCTCATCCCAACGGACAAGATTCAGAGAAGACAAACAACAAACAAAAGACTCATCTTCTTTAGATGGTAAACTAATCTCATTGCAAAGATTGGAGGCGTATATCTCCATACCTTTATCTTTGTAGCAATCGGGAGCCTGATTATTAGCTGTATCTTTGAAGAATAGATATGGGTAGCCTGTCTCAAACCTTTTCTTGATTACAGAAGCCCAAACCTGACGTTTTTCTGGATCTCCACCAATCATAGATTTCATCCATTCATCTCCGACTGTCACCCCAAAAGACATTTCTTGGATAGGATTACCTTCGCTTCTGATCCTCAAGAACTCTTTAACATCAGGATGATCAATTGGTAAATAAGCAGCAAAAGAACCTCGACGAACATTTCCTTGAGAAACTACAGCTGCCACTTTGTCAAAAAGCTCCATAAAATGGACTGCTCCAGAAGACTCTCCACCAGAATTAATCTTTGCCCCCCGCGCCCTTAGATCACCAAAATAAGCAGAAGTTCCAGAACCATGCTTCGTCTGCATCCCTACTTCACTTTGTTTGGATAAAATCCCATCCATTCTGTCAGGCACATAAACCCCATTACAGGATATAGGCAATCCCCTCTTTCTGCCGAAGTTTGACCACACTGGAGAAGCCAGAGAATAAAATCCCTGCTCCATATAAGAAACAAACTTATCAGAGAAGCCTTCAATACCCAAATAACCTTGAGCTGTATTAGCTATGCCCCTTATTCTTTCTTCTGGAGTCTCACCTTTTAAGTAGCCCCTCTCAAGAAAAATTCTTGAGTCCTCATTTAGCCAATAATATTCAGTCATTAAAACAATTCTTCTGCGTTGAATGTCTGTGAATTCTTTGAGTATTCAACAGGTCTAGAGTAAAAGAAATCTGTAGCATTATTGCCAAGCAGTTCCTCTTCAAACCAGATCGTATCTTTCAGCAGATTCTTGTCAACATCGAAAGCTTGTCTAAAGCCTATTTTATCTAAAGAGTCATTGATCCTATTCTTGATAAACTCTTTAAGGACGACAGCATTTAATCCTTTCTGCCGAATACCGTTGATCATCCAATCAACAATCTTGCTCTCTGCTTCAAAAGCTTGGCCAGCTTCGTGCAGAATTCTTTCCTCCAACTCATCATCAAAAAATTCAGGATGCTCTTCACGGATAGTGTTAATGATTTTCATTCCGACCAGAGCGTGAACATTCTCTTCATTGCGTGTATATTTCACTTGCTGGTCAGTATCTTTCAGAACGTTTTTATTGCGAGCAAACCAATTTATGACGTAAAACTGAGAAAACAGAGATACATTCTCTACAAAAAGAGTGAACAGTATCAAAGCATAAACATATTGCTTCTTGTTGTTCTTATAAAACTTGTGCGTGTATTTACGTAGGTAATCAACCCGACCTTGGATGAAGTCTAATTTCAAGTTCTGCTCAAAAACCTCTTCTAGACCTAGAACCTCAAGAAGCCTCTCGTAAGCGTTATTGTGAATAACTTCTACATTAGCCATTACGAATCCAAGATCACTCAAAGATGGGTGGGGCAAGTTATCTCCCAACTTACTCCAAAACTTCTTGACGGCTACTTCGATTTGTCCAATAGCCGAAAGAGTGCGAACAATAATCTCACGTTCTTGATCATCAAGGTTAACATTGAAGTCTTGGATATCCGACGAAAAACTGAATTCCTTATCGGTCCAAAATCCATTGTGCATTGCTTCGATGAAATCTCCTGCCCAAGAATAATGGTCAGGCTTACGTGATACTTGTTCTTCAAAAATCATAACAGAGAGAGTTACACTTATACTCATAATTCCTCCAACCTCAAGCGGAAATTTATTAATTTTTTTTTCTTGACACAACTCTAATTTTTCATATAATACCGTTAGACGAGAGAGAAGCCTGAGGTTTCGTTCCCTTTATAGAAAAGCCTCTGAAAGAGAAATCGAAATCATGTTTGATTACGTTTATATTAATCATTATTAATAATGATTAATCAATATTAGTAATATCCGTTGTTTTAACTTAAAATCAGAAATGTGCAAACGGATCAAGAACTAATAAACAAGGTCAAAGAAGACCAAGACGATCAAAGTCTTATCGAAATAATCAACAGACATTCAGGAGTTTACCATAGTATGGTAGACAAATTTTTATCTGGGGACTCAAATAATGCAGAAAGGAACACTCTATTGCAGGACAAGGAATTCACCATTTATAACTCTGTAATGAAATACGACTCTTCAAGAGGTGCTAAATTTCCGACATACCTAGCTAACGAAGCTAAGTGGAAATGTTTAAATACCTTGACGAAGAAGAAAAAGTTTAGAGAATGTCCTATAGACGAGGTGACAAAAGAACCTCACGATGATGATTATTTAGAAGTTAATCAAAAATCTGAGGTTTTTTCTTTATTTATCAATTTTGTAGAACAAGAAAAAGACCCCAGAATGAAAAAAATTATTGACATTAGATACAATAGTTGCTCTAATAAGGTAACTCCTTGGAGAAAGGTAGCTCATTCACTAGGAATGAGCATTCAAGGAGTGATAAACATACACAACCGTTGTTTATCAAAGTTCAAAAAACAATCAGAAGATTATGTATAACAATATTACATCAGTAGGGTATCTTGTAAAAGATCCAGAAACACGCCAGTTATCCGGCGGGAAGTCAGTAACTAAACTTCGCGTGGGTATTTCACCAAGTAATGCTAAAACAAAATGCTTCATTGATCTTGAGGTGTGGGATAAGCTTTCCGAAATCGCCTCTAAGTACCTCACTAAAGGTCGAGAGTTTGTTTTTTCAGGAGAACTGGCGATGGATACTTGGACAAACAAGGAAACAGGGAAACCTCAATCTAAGTATTTCATTAGAGGAAACAGTATTCAGTTCTTGAATAGCGGAAAGAAGGAAGATTCTAGTAATACTTCTAACTCCACTTCTGCTGTTCCTGTAGCCGCAGGTGCAGGTGGAGATGATGAGCCTCCCTTTTAATGAAGATCTTAGTTGATGCCCCCATCAACTCTCTAAGCCTCGGTAATGTTTCTTATAACATTATCCGAGAGCTTTTTGAGAAAGGTCATGATGTAGGGATTTGGCCAACAGGGAAAGTTGATTTATCAGCTTACGATGTATCTGAAGAGCTGAAGGACAAAATTCTTCAATCTATTGATAATAGATACTCATTCCTGAAACCTGAGATACCAGTATTAAAAATATGGCATCTTAACGGGTCAGAGAATAGAAAAAACGAGAAACAATATCTTTTTTCCTTTTATGAGTGTAATAAACCTACGGACCAAGAAATAAAACTCTGTGAAGCTCAAACCGAAACGTTCTTCAGCTCTAAACATGCTTCTGATCTGTTCAGCAGTAGCTTCTGCCCTTTGGGTTTCGACAAAGACTTCTACGAAACAAAAAAAGAGTACCTAAGTGGAATTACCCATTTTGGTTTAATGGGCAAGTTTGAACATAGAAAGCATACAGGTAAGATAATCAGAACTTGGTTAAAAACCTACGGTAATAATCCGAAATACCAGCTTTCATGTTTGATTAATAATCCTTTTTATAAACCTGAAGATATGCAGAAAACTATTGATGCTATCTTACAAGGGCAAAGATATACAAATGTTAATTTCCTTCCTCATTTAGAAAAAAACGAAGAAGTTAATGATTTTTTAAATGCAATTGATATTGACCTTACAGGATTGTCTGGAGCAGAAGGCTGGAACCTCCCTGCTTTTAACGCAACTTGCCTTGGCAAATGGAGCGTTGTTCTTAATGCCACATCTCATAAAGATTGGGCTAACGAGAATAACTGTATCATGGTGGAACCTTCAGGAGAAGTAGACTGTTACGATAATGTCTTTTTCAAAGAAGGGTCACTCTTTAATCAAGGAACATTTTATAACTGGGAGGAAGAAGATGTTGTTGAGGCTATGAAACGAGCTGAAAGTAAGGTGGGACAAATTAACACAGAAGGACAAAAGTTGGCAGACAGGTTGACTTACTCTAATACTGTAGACGCTATTTTATACCGTATCTTCAAGGATTTTGACGTGGCATAAATCATGATAATAGTATTGTATGATTAATACATTATTTGATAACTTGTTCGAAGACTATTCAGTCCAGCCTTATAACACCCTTAAAGACAAAGGTGATTATTATGAGCTAAGAGTCGAACTGCCGGGGGTTTCTAAAGAAGAGGTTTCAGTTGAAGTAACAGACGACCTGTTAAATATTGAAACCAAGTCTGAAGAATTAAAGAAAAAATTCTCTGTTAAATTAATGAAAAAAGTTTATACAGAAAATATTACTTGTCGAATGGAAAATGGTTTATTGCAACTAGAGCTTCCAAAAAAAGGAGCTTTAAAACCCTCTAAGATAAAGGTAAATTAACTAAACGGGGGTGGAAACGCCCCCGTTTTTATTTATAATCAAATATGCCTTTGTATACCTACCGTCATCCAGATACAGGAGAAGAGAAAGATATTCTTCAATCAATGAATGATGAACATATCCATATCGATGAGTTTGGTCTTGAATGGAAAAGGGTTTTTAGTGTGCCTCACGCCTCTATCGATTCAAACATCGATCCTTTTAGTCAAAGACAATTTGCTGATAGTACAGGAGGAAAGAAAGGCACTTTTGGAGATATGTTTGACTACTCCAAAGAGATGAGTGAGAGGCGAGCTGAAAAAGCAGGAGGAGTTGATCCAGTCAAAAAGAAATACTTTGAGGATTACTCCAAAAAAACAGGAGGGAAGAAACACACGGCGCAAAGCAAAACTTACGAGAGTAAGAATGTTAAGGTTGATTATGATTAGAGACCGAATCTAGATTTGGTGGCATTGTAGTTCTGGAGAACCTCTGCTACTGTTAAAGCTTTGTTGTATACATGAGCTGAAGAACCGTATGCATTAGTGGCGCTACCATGCGCCCCGTAAATTACAAAATTAGAATCAAACGAGTTTGTATTGCCTGATTTAGTCGTGCTACTAGCAGAAGACAAACTCGCATCTTTTATCATGTGAACTTTTGTTGTCGTACCATCATATGTACCTACGCAATAAATCCACTTATTGGTAACCATTGCTCCTGATATGCTAGCAGAAACGCAAGTAGAAGTGTCGTTATAAAAGTGCAAAGTGGAATTTGACGCTACTAAACCTAGATTTTTAGAACAGCTATATTTCAGTGTACCTATGAGACCTTTCAGGCTTCCAAGGGCTTGTAAATTAACCCAAATTCCCATACTGATATTAGTCTTGTTCTGTACCAAGCTTTTCGCTGTACTCCCTAAATCACATTTTTCATTTGTACCATCAAAAAGAAATATACCGCCATTATTTGAACTAAAAGTTGTTCCACCTCCTAATGTTCCGTTATTACTACCTATTCTATCTGCCCATATGCTACCACTTCCGGGATAAGATATTTTGTCAGAACTGTCCAAGGTTAAAACTAGCCCATTAGTAACAATATTCTTGCTGTTTTTTATTTTTAAACCCATTTTATTGATTTTTTATTTCTAAGCTAAAACTCAAAGAATAATTCATTTGGTCATTAACATTCATTGAGTAAGACAAGTTTTCTAATCTTAAATCCTCAAATGAAAAAGTATTCTGATATTCTTCATTGGTATCTACAACTTGGATATCAAAATTATAAGTTGATTCATTAGTTATTAAATTTGCAATCTCTCCTGTAGCAAAACCAGAAACCGCAAACTCTAAATTGACATCAGATTGTATAGGATATTGAACTTTACGGTTATAAGGATAATCACTGCCTAAACCAAACTGATCTACTCTATTAATTGGAATATTAAACGAAAATGATTGTAAATGCGCGTCCCCACTAATAGGAGCGCCACCAATCTGTAAATTTTGCAATGTTACATTAACGCCTGTAGGACTACAAAGTGGAGGAGAGAATCTATTTACGTTACTATAATAATCTAAACCAGAAATACCAGCGTCTTCTAGTTGAACAACACCAACATTGGTGTTATTACCTGACTGTAAATTGATTGCTGGATTTAAAGACTCATCAAATGGGCCTTTTTCCATCTTAATATTTGAGCATTTATAAGATGTAGACACTACTGGCATGGACCCTATTGAAAACCCTAAAGAATAACTCGTCAAAAAAGCGTTACCGATAGAGATGACCTCCGAATTAGCAGTTAAATTCCCAACTTCTGAAGATTTATTTGTAACCATATCTGAACCTTGGTCTTCATGATTTATTATATAAAAATTTTGATCCTGATTAGTATAACCCTCAAAAAATCCCGTACCTTGGTAAGAAGGATTAGCATCTACCAAACCTAATAAACTTTCGTTTAGCATTGCTGGTGTGTAATAATAACTAATAGACAAATCAACATCTGGCATTCTAGTAATATCATTAATAGATAAATTTTGAGAACTAAGCTGTTTTGATTTCTGCCTTTGCTGAGAAAAACCAACAGACACACTCTGAACGGTACTCATATAAGCTCCACTCATGGCGTCCCCAACCCTATCACTAGTGGAAAACGCTGGTCTTTGCCCAGCAATCACAAGCGAATTATTACTTTTTAAAATATCTCTAGCCATATTAAGTTCCTGTTGGGATTACACCTAAAACATCTTCAACTAAAGTTAAAGATAGATCATTTGAGTTTTTATATTTCCAAGTATGATCCCATTCTGGGCAGTACATAACTTTGGGTCTATTATATACAGATGGTATCTGATGTCTGAATCTTCTATAACCCGCTTTATTCTCTAAAAAGTGTAACATGCATTTTAATTGCTTATCACTAATGTTGTTAAATTCATAAGAAACGGGGAATGATGCATTATTATCTTTTGTTTTTATTCTTTTTGTAAAAGAGTTTTTAAATTCGATCTTTTCGTTTTTCAATTGAACTTCATTTTGTAACCCTATGTCAGGCTTAAAGAAGAAGTCTTGAGACCAAGCTGAAGAAGCTCCTGTAGGAGAATTAGCGGCAGAAGAAGTATGGTCTCCTGAGCAATAGTAAAAGTTGTTTAATTTGTTTGTATTGACCCCTGTATATACCACATCATACTTTTTATAATTATTTGAATATGCGAAACTTTGAAAAGATAAATTAGTAAAATTCATTCCAGACCAATTAAATAAACTAGGAGATTGGTCTACAGTGTATTTTACAGCGACTTCATAATGTTGATTATTAATATGATTAATTCCGTAACTGTCAGAAATACCAGATAACGATTTATATATCCCGCTGTTATCTATATTGAATTCAAAAAGCGTATCTCCATTTTTGCTTTCTATAAATGCCGCTATTTTTCTAGCGTTAGTTTCATTTACGTCATACCTAACTTGATATTCAGCTTCTAAATTGTTTAGAGAAGATGGGATTATGTTTGTTTGAAAATCATCTACTTCGTAAGTAAACGATTTTGATCTAAACGAAACTTTTGACCCATATACAGGGGTTAAACTAAGACCTGAGTAATCAGTTTCTACTGTTACTCCAGAAATATTAGAATCTCTATTATAAAACAAATCAGAAGCCATGACCAATATAATTTAAATTTAAAACTAACGCTCCATCAGCTGAAGCGGATAAAGACTCACTAACTAAGGAAGCATTAGGAATACTTAATGATTGAATATCAGCTCCTCCCCGACCATTTATATCAAAACTAATAGTTTTGTTTTCCCTGTTAGTTAAAAAATTAAAAGCTGATTCAGGTAAAGCTTGATCGACTTCTATTTGAACTTGAGCAGAATATTCTAATGGGGGGATCAACTCTACAGCAACCGCAGATTCTTGGCCAATGCTATACTGAGGTTTTCTTTCCGCTTTGATTGAGTAATCAAAACCAATTACACGGTTTGTGGATGAGTTGTCACAGGTTATACTTATAGATCCTTGAGACGGTATATCTATAGAGCTTATGCTTTCAGAAGACAAGGTTTGACTAGATTGACTGACTAATTCATCGATAATTATGAAATCAGCGTTTACTTTAGGCACAGAACCAACAGCGCAATTAACAGAATAGTTATTTAAGTAACCACTATCAAACTCATATCGTTGACTGTTGTAAGTCACAGATCCCGAAGTGCTTGATGCTCCTGTCAAAGCTAAAACAGGATCATCATAAATAAGATATCTAGATACAGATAAAGTCTGTTGTGTAGCTGCACCAACAGTAGTTAATCCGTTTTTGGACCCTAGTATCTTAGATGTCGTCGCATTATTGGAATATGAAATACTAGCGGAATCAACACCAGATAGGTGTTTCCCCGCAACACGGACCTCTACTTCTTCATTTAGTCTTGAATCAAACATTATCTCCTAAGTTGTCCCCCCAATCTTTTCTCGTCAGCAATGACCTGCTTAACAGCAGATTTGATTTTCTCGGATAGGTTTCTTTGCTCCTCAGAGGCTCCCTGACCACCAACGCTACTTTCGGACCCGTTAGATCCATTTACAGTGATACTGATGTTACCCGCCGTCTGAGAGTCTTCTGTGGCCCTTATAAGCTCATCTAGTTTAAGAACTAAATCTGAATTGTCATTAAGCCCTGTAGAGCCAGAATTTAAAGCTTGTAAATTAGCTGCTCCAATATTTTGAGTAGCAGCAGCATTCATTACGAATTCTCCCCCTGAAAGCATCGCTGGAACAGTATCTACTCCAGAGGTTCTTGGAATAGCCCCCCCTGTCGCCGTGAATTTATAACCTCCAGCACCATATCTGGTAGGATCGGGACTAAATATATTAGTAAACGCTCCATCTTCTGTGGCAGCTGCTCCAAATGCCCCTCCCGAAGAAGGCGCTCCAGTAGTTAACATCCCGGCGTAATTACCAGCTGAAGACCCTATAAGTTTAGACATTCCACTCCCTAACCCCATTGTTGACCCTAATTGGGTAGCCCCATAACCAACAAGAGTACTGATGGCTGCTGAAGCAAGCATACTACCTAAACTGACTTTTTGGTCTGAAGCTTGTTGTCGTGCGGCTATTTCTTGACCTGCCAACTGGAAAGCTTGCAGCTTCGCGGATTGCACTTTTTGGAAAGCGGGATTATTTCTGCGGCCAAACCCTGTCATCCTTGCGCTTTCAGATCCCAAGAATGCTCCGTAACCCCTTAAATCATCTCTGCCCATAGCGAGAGGCGTTTGCGTAGCAAAAGACATTAAGTTTGCCCCTCCTCTTATAGCCCCCGCTCCATTTACTCCCGGAGTCATAAACATACCTTCTTTATCTCTGACTTGACCTCCTCTAGCAAAGCCTTGAATAGATCCAGAGTTTAACGCTGACATAAAACCAGTTCCGTATTTACTTACGGCTTTTTTATTCATGACGTATTCTCCACCCATTAACATGGCTGGCACATCATCTCTACTACCAGAACCACCATTAACTTTACCTCCTTCAGAGAAACCAAGGAACCCTAAAATTCCACCTTTAGTACTTTCGTTCGCCGCTTGATCCATAAACTTTTGAACAAAGTTCTGAGTCATAGATTGTAAAAACGTATTAGCAGCGTTTAAAAGAGCGTTTTCTAAATCTTCAGCGCCTTTTATACCTTCCGCGAAAGCAGAGACTATACCGTCTCTAAATGTTAAAGAGGTTGAAGCCATCTTAGTTAGGAATTCATCATTAATAACTTTAGGATCTTTTTTCATATCGTCTAAACGCTCTTGAAAAGTTCTCTCCATCATCCCTTGCTGAATAGCTTGTTCAGGAGTTAAAGATTTATCTGCTTTTTTTATAAATTTAGCATCTCTAGCTCTTCTAGCGGCTAGTCTACCCAAGCCCATCCTGCCTAAATTTTCAGATTCAAAATTAGCATCAGTAACAGCTTGATTCCTTTGAGCTGTGATAGCATTAATTCTATTTTTTAAAAGTTCACTTTCATTTTTTATAAGTCTAGCCCTCTCATCTAGATTTGCTTTTTCTCTCTTTAGGGTTGCAATCTCCGCTTTCTTAATTTGCAATGTGTCCGGGTCTTTAACGTTAACTAAAGAACCTTCCACAGCTTTTATTACTTTATCGAAGTCTTTTATTTGAGATAGACTCGCGTCCACTTCGGCGAACAAAGCTGCGGTTTCATCATCTAATTGAAATGATTGGGCCTTTTTAAGTAGTTCAGCTCTTGAGCTATCAATTGCGACCATATCGATCCCTGATTGAATACGGTTTTTTCTCTTCTCTGCATCAGCTCTTTGAATTGGATTTAGGTTACCACTTTCTAGTTGAGCATTAATACTTGCTATTCGTTTTTTAGCGTCTGTATTTTCTTTATCTATTTGACTGGTAACGCTAAAAGCTGCTGCTGTCGCCTCTTCTCTAGACTTAACTTGAAAAGCTTTTAAATTTTGTTGAGCTTCCAGATTTAAAACCCTTCTCCGCCCTAAAATTTTATTTCTTTCTTCCTCTTCCTTATTGAGGTCATTCAAACCCTTGAACTCTTGTTTCAAAAGCTTTAGTCCATCACCTTTTAATTTTAAGTGATCACCTCCGAGTGCTAAAGTATTCTGAATTATTTCTATAAGTTTTTCATCAGTAAGTTTCCCTGATTCGGATAAATCAAGAAGCTCTTTCTCTTGAGCTATTAAAGCTTTTGTATCAACATCCATCCCATCCAGCTTATCTTTTTGGGCGGAAAATATATCTAATTTTTTGTTTAAAGTATTTATACTTACCATTTGTAGAGTTTTTGCATTCTCTAGATTTAATATCTCTACCTTCCCTAAAGATCCAAGAGCTTTAGCCTTGCTTATTTGCATATCTAACTCATCAGTATTAGATTGTCTAACTTTGAAAATTTCTTTAGCTGTTTTTAATCTGGCTTTAGCGATTCTGACATCCAGTAATTGCCCAGAGTCTTTAAGTTTTTGATTCTTTTCTTGCTGTTGTTGATCTTTTTGTTTTGAACTCTTAAATCTATCTCTTATTATATCGCTGATGATCTGCATATTAGCTTCAGAAGCTTTATTTTGCTTGTCTCCTCCAGCAGTTGCAAAAGCTGCAGCTTTTGCTTCTGCTTCGCGGAAAAGCGCAAGTTCTGTAGTTTTAACAATTCTGGATTGATTCGACCCCTTATCAGTAACTACTTTTCCAGCTTCTATATTTCGTAAAGACTCAATAACGCCATTTATAATGTTTTTTATTTCCTCTGCACTTTTATTAGCAAGTTCTTTTTGATCTTTCGGATCTAATGATCCTAGGATAGAAGCGTTAATGAAACGCTGTTGAGTACTTTCATTTTTACGTAACTCATCAACAAAATTTTGGTCAGCGTTTTTTCCTCCCATCGCAGCGATTCTATCTAAATCCAAACCTTCAAAACCATCACCACTTCCATAATTAACAGTTCGTCCTCCAGCTTTAGTTGAAAAAAGTCCTCCTATACGATTATATAAGTTTTTTTCGCTATTGCTCAGCTCTCGATTTTCTATAGCTCCTCCAGAGAATTGCTTTACTGTGGAGTTCATTTTTTCAGAAAAAGCTTCTTGTGGGGTTAATTTCATAGCCTCCTCAATAGTTTTCCCTGATTCTCTAGCTGATCTAGCTGCGTTTATATAATCTATAACGCCCGTATTATTCCCTGACCCAGTCAATAAATTAGCTTCTGCCTTATCAGCTAGTTTCCCTAAAGCTGAAGCCGCTTTTTCAGCTGGTGTTTTAACTAGACCTAAGAACTTACCTACTGATCCTATAATATCAACCCCGAAACTTTTTAACAAAGGATTTAAAAGAGTGAATGCTGTAATAGCCGTACCTATAACAGGTAAAAACCTCATAAATCCTCCAGCTATTTTACCGATAGTTGGAGCTAATTTAGCCAAACCACTCGATAATGGCCCTAATTTAGAAACGCCTTTGGATAACATGTTTCCTTTTCCAGCGGCAAAACCACCAACACTCGCCGTTACACTTGTAGCTCTAGTGGCTGCTACAGCTTTAGATCCCAGCCCCCCCAAAGGCATATTAAACGCTTGCATAGTCATGAAAACCATCAAAGCGCTCATAGCTCCTTCAGCTAGAGCTGAAAAACTCTTGGTTAATCCTGTTGAATCTTTAGACGCTTCGTTTAGGCTAGATCCGAATAAACTTAAACCCATTTGCACAGCAAAAAACTTAGCTGTAAGACCATCCATAGATTTTGCTGTTTTATTATTCGCATCTGTAGCTTTTTTAGCTGAATCCGCAAACGCTTTAAAGTTTGTCTGTTGTATACCAGCTCCACTAACAAAATTAGGTATAAATCCTCTAGCCGCAGGGATAGCTCCGGTAGGCTCATCACGGGTATTCGTTACAGCGAGACCCATTGGATTTTGCGAATTACGAAGCTTACCACTTTGATTAATTCTAATTTGACTGACAGGTAAGCCAGCAGCCTTCTCTCTGCCGACAGCTTCTTCTAAAGCTCCGCCCGCGAAGTTAGGTATGTATCCTGTCGCAGCTCTAAATTTAGGAATCACCTTTTTTATTTGAGAGATGAGAAAATCTCTTTGGCTGGGATCATTGAAAGCTTTACCTATAACTGTCCTTACAGCTTCGTTAGAGGCTGTTCTTTTTCCATCTGATTTTTGAAGTGAAGGAGTGAACTTAAATGTGTTTTTAAATGCTTTACTAGGTCGCCCCGCACCTTCTTCAAAGTCAAAAGGTTTCTGATCATCTTTCTCATCTTTAAAAGCTCTTAGTCCCGAAGCTTTCTTTGTAATAAGTCTAATCGCAGATTCAAATATGCCACCTTCTACAGAAGAGCTAAAAAGGTTAGCCCCGCCACCTTGATTTTTTATCTTTTTTAACTTATTATTTAATTCTTTGGCATCATTACCCTGAAAAGATGTACCAAGAATATTAGCACCTAATGTCGCAACAGGATTTATGAAAAGATCTGCTATTTGATTTTTAAATTTAGTTTTTTTATCTTTTAGATTATCAGAATGTAAACTCCTAACTTGAATACCTTTAAATTGTATATCAGTTATCCCCGCTTTTGCAGCTGATTTAGCTAGAGGAGAGCTTAAAAGAGAGGGCGATGTTTTAGAATTCCCTGTTTTCTTTGAAGAAAAAAGAGACGCCACTCCATACCTATCAGCTGGCACTATTAGAGTTTTAGATCCTTGGTTCTTGTTTCTAAATTGGTTGATTTTATCTTTATCTGCTTGACTAGCATTTCTAAAAGATTCAGCGGCTTTGTTAGATTTAAAAGTCCCATCCGCTTTCATATAGTTTCCGGGTCTCCTAATAATATCTTGGATACTCGCAAAGTTTGGAATATAACCTGAAGCAGCTCTGACTTTTTTAGCGTTTGCAGGAAGACCCATTGAAGAAGCCATGTTTTGGTTAAATATAGCATCTCCACCGTTAGCATAATTAGGGACAATATATTCGCTGCTATTAGCTACCATAGTTCCCCTCTTGCCCCCACCAAAAGCAAAATTAGGGATAACTACGGGTTTGGCAGAAGCAGGTGCGCCACCCACTCCACGAGATATATCAGACTTCTCTGCCCCAACAGGTAAAAAGCCATCAGCAGCTTTTTTTCCTCCAAATGGGTTCTTCGAAGTCATAAACGAAGGCACACTCGTCATAACTCTGGGAGCGATAGTTGCAGCGATACCTTGCATCTTAGTCATCACAGCTAATTGCTCATTAAGAGCTGTGGTAAAGAATTTAGTTTGTAAAACTTTTTTTTCCTCGGCAGAAATACTTAATCTTTCGATATCTAATATCTTTTGTCTTATAGTCCTATCATTGATTAAAGAAGAAGCTATTTGACCTTGCAATTTAGCTTGCCTTTCTGCAGCTTTATTAAGACCAAAAAATACATTTAGAGATTTAGCTCCAAATTTTGCAAAATCTATCAGGAGCTTTCCAACTACAGCTAAAGCTAAAGCTAATCCGGGGCCAGAAATTATATTAGAAATACCTTTTATTAATCCTTTTGCTAGGTCTGACCCAAGACCTTCACCATCTAAAACGCCTTGTATATTACTTACAATACTATTGAAGAACCCTATAATACTCCTTAAATTATCTGTAACCCCAATTTCACCTAGAGTGTTAGCTAACTCTTTAAGATTCAACGTCGCGGTATTTATAGCTGAAGATAAAGTCTTATTAAGAGCTTCGTTCCTCATGTAAGCTTCATTAGTCGCGCTGAAAGATGTACTCGCTACCTCATTACTTCTAGAGATCTTTTGATTGTAATCTTCAAGTAAAGCTAAGAACGGAGCGATTTGAAATTTACCAACAAGATTATCAGCTAAATTCACTCTAGACGCTTGATCCAGTTTTGCAAATGCAGGAGCTAAATTTTCTATGACTTTATTCGATGATAAAACCCTACCTTCTAAATCCGTAACTTGAACCCCCAAATCTCTTAAAGATCTTAATTTTTCAATATCTTGAATTCTAACGAAAATCGTTTTTAAGGAGTTGCCGATAACAGCTCCACCCCTTGCGGTTTTTTCTTGTAAGGCAGATATAATACCAACTAATTCGTCGAATTGCACACCTGTAGAAACGGCTACCGCTCCAGAACGCTTAATACCTTCGATTAGGTCTCTATCCGATACAGCAGCGCTTGCGGCTGCAGCAGAGATTTTGTTAAGCACTTCAGCACTAGTTAATCCTGCGCTTTTAAAAGAGTTTATCGCGGCTGTTAATCCAGATACAGAATCAGCAGCGTTCATTCCAGAAATACGAGATAAAATTAGAGCATCATTTAATCTTTTGGTAACCTGTTCAGCTTTAAGACCTTGGCGAGATAACTCCAGAGCGGCTTCGGCAACATTAGCGAATGATTGTTCTGTATTTCGCGCTATATCAAATATATTATTTTTAAATGAGTTTAATTGAGATTCACTCTGTTTAAGTATAGAATTTATATTAGCTAAGCTCTTCTCGACTTCGATAGTCGTAGTCACCAACTCTTTCATCCCTCTCGTCACGGCAGCTATAGTGCCTACAGAAGCGCCAAAAGCTAACACACGAGCGTTAGCAGCTGCCATTGATTTAGTGAAATCGTCTGCCTTACCAGTGAGCCTACCTAAAGGTTGAGATAGAGATTCAATGCTCTTAGCTCCCGGCCCCATATTAATCTTGAGGCTTTTCCCAGCTTTCTGGGCAGCTTGTTGAATACTTTGTTCTAAACCTGTTTGTACGACTGGGACTTTAATTGGCATGATCTTACTCCTTTATGAGTATATACACTAATATTACACATCATGACCTGCTAATCTCATCATTTGTTTCATATCTAGTTTGCCGCCAGCTTCTTTAGCGGCGTCAGATAATGATATAGAATTACCGCTTTTAGATGTTTTTTTAATATCATCTGCTGTAGCCCCAAATACAGCCGAAGCGTCTGCATCATCTTTAACGCCTCCATTATTTGAGTCTTTATTCCTTTGGTTCTCTGAAAAAGCCATCAACTTATCTGGATCTTCTTTTATATTATCAGGAATATCATCAGTATATTGAAAAATGCTATGGAAGACCCTGCCATACATTACTGTTTTCATTTGATATACAGATAAATTTATTATAGCTTTACCATAAAAATCCCTAGGGTTTTCACAATTAGCGAGATACATACTAAAAAACGGTTTTAAAACCGCATGTTTGATATTCTCTTCTGACATTTTATCTGTCACAGCCCCCAGTCTGATATTCAATTCTGCTATTTCATCAGATTCCAATTCACCGAACTCATCTTCCGTATGGAGGTTCTCTTCAAATTTAAGATCCTTAAAAAAACAAAACCTCAACATCTCATCTGCAGATCGTCGGTTAGCGTATGCTTCAGCGGTTAAACCAACAACCTCAGCTCTTTGATTTTTTAATTTGTATAACTCCAACAGCTTTTCATCAATAGTTTTCTGTAGAGCTTCTTTTTTCGAGGGTAGAAATAAAGATTGTTTAGTTTTTTTTAAATTTTGAGTCTCAGTTTCTAACGAAGCTATTTCCATATCGTCAGACTCCTCCCATAAACCCTCTTCTTTTACATAATCAGACCTTTCTTCTTCAGTATCTATACCTTTAGAGATCGCTAGATCTTTGTAGCGCTCGTAGTATGTATTGAGATACTTCTGATCTCTTAAGTTTATATGTTTAACGAATACGTCCCGACCTTTGAAAGTCGAGACGCTATACCCGTCAAAAACTTCTCCTATTAGAGAAATATAGAACTCGTCACTATAGCTCACCTTTTTCTACCTGTTCCATCAACTCTTCAAACTCTTTTTGAGATGAAGCTTGGTTGTAGAACCAGAAAGCTAATGTGGTTGAGACTTGTTTGATTATTTTTTGATAAACCTCAGAGTTTTCCTCCTCTTTATCATAATAATCCTCAAGTTTCGCTTCGTAATCTAAACCTTCAAAATAAGAAACAGGATCTTCATCCTCCTCCTTTTGGATATAAGTTAGATTCAAAGCGTACCAGAGAAGCAGTTTGTTTTGCGCTCTTACGTCTGCAGTGTGTTCAAATAGACCTTGTAGATTCGTTTCTACCTCAACTAACTGTCTTTTTACTTCAGCAATTTTTTCTTTGACTTCTTCTAGCCTATCTTTCTGAACTTTTGTTAATTTAGTAGCTGAATCAAGTCTGACATATTCATTTTGATATTCTAAGATCTGCTTGTAGAGCTTCCCATATTCCTTCTGCCCTTCCTCAGTAAAAGCTCCTCCTGTATCATCATACTTCTTGGCGAGCATAGCTTTTGTCAGAATGCCTTGTTTGACACACTTACTCATTTCGATTGTATATTGAAGCTCGCCATCTTCAAGTTCGCGACGAGAAGGTTTCTTAATTTTTACTTCGATTGGGGTTTTTTCCTTAACCTTCTTTTTTACGATAGTAGTCTCACCTGTTTTTTTGTTCTTACGGGAAGTCTCTTTTTCCACTTCACGAACCTCATCCACAGTGAACTGATATAATAATTTTAAATCCATATGCCTACTTAAATATAAATTCAACTCTGTAATTTTCTATTTCATTCTTGACATTTCTTAAACTTTCATTACCGAAGTCTAAAATCCTCTTCCTGATCCAAGATACTTTATCTGGGGTAAAATGATCTGCAGCCTTTATAACTGGGTGGTATTCCTTAGGTATACCCTCGTAAAGCTTGGCGTAATGAAAATCGTGGTCTTTTTTCATGTCTTCCACCATAATTAGCATCATTTTGAATAGTGAGGAGACCTCATCACCAGACCTTTGATTTAAATTTTTTTTAGCATTCATCCTTTATCCAAGTTATTATAAAAAAAAAAGTGTAAATATCTACATGGCTGGCTTTTTATCTACAAACATGGAATCGAGTATCAACTCAATGTACGATACCCTTCATGAAACTTTTGCTCAAACTATAACTGTTTTCAAGAATTCTAAGAGGACGGTAGTTTCCACGAACTCAAAGTATAATAATATTTACGGTAGAACCAATACAGGTTCGAAATCAAGCGTAGAATATACCACGGAATCCCAGTCTTTCGCGGCTAGAATCTATTATATTGATATGGATGAAGAGTATCTTGATAACGGAGCTAACCAGCAAGGGACTCAGAATAAAATTGTCCTGCCTGATGGTTCGGTTAAAATGATTGTTAAAGCTGATGCTTATAATTATATCAAAGAGGCTAGAAGGATAGAATTGGATGGGATTAGATTCGCGATCAAAAGCGATGGATCTCCTTCAGGTCTGACCACTAACATTTTTTACACTTTCTTACTTACACCAATAGATGAGTAATGGCTATTCTACCTAGAGATGTTCAGCTTGCTTTAGAAAAACAAGCCCCAAAACAATTAAGAAGACCTTTCGAAAAAGAATTTAAAAAGGATTTCTTAAGAGTTAAAGATCAAATGATCAAAGAATTTCTATCTCACCCAGTGACTATAGAATTATCTATGGGGCCGTCAGGAAGTAATATCAGCAATACTTTGGGTGGTGTTTCTAATCTTTTCGCATTTATAGGGTTCGATTCTTCAGATGATCCGATTACACCTATTTTAGATATTTTGCAAAATTTAGATTATAATTATGTAGGAGAGGTCAAAATTGGGGTAAACTATTATATAAACATACCCGAAGCTGCAGACATTTTTAAAATGACTCCAATGCCTTGGGCTACAGGAAGAAGTTGGGCGCAAGGGATAGAAACGGGGATATCGGGGCTTGGCTACTTACTTAGGAAGAATGATGGACGATCTGGGAAAGCTATCCAATCCAGAAACAAAGTAAGATCGGGCAAGTTCCAAAATACCAGTTATATTTCTGCACTAATTAAAAAATACAAAAAAGAATTCAATAATATAAAATGAAAGAACAATTCATACATACATTGACCAATTCATTCATGCTTTGGTTTGATAACTTTTTGTTAAAAAAGGGAGATGCTTATTCCAACCAAACTGGACGGTTTTACCATACTCCAGACGGTTTTCTCCAGAATTCTTATATTCCTTTCTCTAGCCCATATAAACAATTTGTAAGCGATTCTTCAATTACTGGAGCTACCCTACCTACGGGGATAGCTGGCAATTCTCATTATATTGATTATGATAATGGGCGCATAGTGGAAACAGGAAGCAATTATACATCAAGCTCAACAATCACAGGCACGTTCGCAGTAAAAGATTTCAATATTTATTTCACTAACGAAACCGAAGATGATCTTATCGTAGAAAAGAAATTTGAGTTAAATTCCAGAATCCCGACATACAACGATTCTGGTATAGACCCTTATGATCAGGTAGTTCCAGCTGTTTTCTTATCTACAGCTACAATGAAAAATGACCCTTTATCTTTTGGTGGAGAAGAGCAAACTACCGTTCGGGCTAATGCTGTAGCCCTCTCAGATGACCCTTACAAATTAGATGGTATCTTATCTATATTTGGGGACTCACACAATGAAGTTTTTTATCCCATTCCAATGAGTGGGCATCCTATGGATGAATACGGCGATTTAAAAAATGGCTCGTATTCATATTCAACGCTATCGAATGAGTATAGCGACAAAAAACCTTTTTTAGTAGATAATGTGACTACTTCAAAATTAACAGACAAAGCGAGGAAATCCTTAGCTAATGATCTCTATGTCGGATTCATTGATTTTGATATAAAGATACACAGGCATAGATTTTCTTAATTTCACATTATTCAAAAATAAATGTAAACAATATAAAATTAACCTATTATGGCCAGAAACAGAGTAATTTACCAATCGGAATCCCTTTACGTTAGTGAGGGGTTAAGTTCAGCTACCGCTGTAAAACACGAACAATTGACACGAGTTCAAAGTGCAAACTATAGCTTCTCGATCAACAGACAAGATATTAATGAATTTGGATCGCTAGCGCGTTTAGATTCCATTATTATGGAGGCTCCAACAGTGAGCTTAGACTTTTCATATTATCTCACTGAGGGTTTCAACGAAAAAGCTTTAGGGTTTTCGCTTGCTGATAACCTCAACACCCAGTTTCTTGCTGGGCATATGGGGCAGACTTCAGGCAAGAACTTCTTCATCACAACAGCTCCAGAAGGACAAGATGCTAATGGTGTGGGAGGAACTACTGCTGGAAACAAGGTGGAAGCTGTCATCGGCTTTGGAAATGCTTTCTTAAGTGATTATTCCGTAGAACTAGCTGTGGGTAGTCTACCGACAGCTTCAGTATCGCTAGAATGCGCTAACATGCGCTCTGTAGCGGGTTCTGATATTTCTGGTACTGCTGGATTAATATCAGGTATGGATAACCCAGCTGTAGACATCACTAATGGAGTTGATATCGGCGGGGAAGTTGTTCTACCTGCCCATAGTATTTCTGGAGAAGAGTCTATCTCTGCCCTACAGCCCGGAGATGTTACAATTAACATCGAAGAATTAGATGGGGTTACATTTACTGATATCTCAGGGGTTGATGATGAAAACGCAATTAACATTCAAAGCGCTTCATTAAGCATTCCTTTAAGTAGGTCGCCTATTGATCGACTTGGAACTCGTTTCCCTTATTCTCGCAGTGTTGACTTCCCACTTAATGCTACCTTGAGTGTAAACGGAGTGGTTAGTGATGTCCAAGCTAAAAATCTTAGCAGCATTTTAACCACGAACTCCAAGAAGAATATAACCTTGACCTTGAAAAGTGGATCTACTGAAAAGTTGGTATACAGACTTAAAGGATGTCGTGTGGATAGCGAAAGCTTCTCTTCTAGTATTGGCTCTAATAAGAGTGTCGATATTGTATTCTCTACTCAGGTTGGAGGAACAAACGATACATCCAATGGGGTATTCGTATCAGGAGATAACGGAGACACCTTGTTCGCTTAAAGAAAACAAAACCTTAAAAACTAAAAGGGCGGTATCACTACCGCCCTTTTTTTTATGTATATTAAGTATTAGTTACTAACTTTCTCCAGTGAGGATAACAGCATCTATCCCTCCAACCTGTTGAGGTGCAGCTTCATATATATTATATTTAGCCACTAATCCGTCTAGATTAGCCTTAGAATCGTTTGCTAGCCCTCTATAGACCTTAGCCACCTCATTACGGTTAACGAACGTCACAGACGATTCTCCGTCCTTTAAAGATAATATCTTATCGTCGTTAGCCGCCGAAGCGATTCCTCTAAGCGCGTTTCGCGTTTGTTTATTATAGTAATTATGCAAATAAAGCTCTTTGTGAATAGATTGAGCCTCAATATCAAGAGCTGCCCCAGCTCCACTAAAATCCTGATAAATTAAATTATTTAATTCTCCCAAATTATTCTCAAGCCAAGCTTGTATAGAGGCTGATGTATTTACATTAGAATCACTATCGAATTCATCCGAAAATATTTCTGCAGCTAGGTCACTGATAACACTCATGCTTTATATTACACTATTTATTTTACTTTTCTCCCCACTTCTTTTTTTCTTTTTCGTCTTGAGAAATTTTACTGACAGATTGGATCATATCTTTAATTTCTTCAGAAGCTTCAGAAAACATAGGGGTCGGGGCTGGAATAGGAGAATTCCTAGATTTATACTCTCGGAAAGATTTTTTTATAACCTCTCTCATCAGCGCTCGTGAGTGTGTAGGGTTTAAACCTAGCTTAGAAGCTAAACCTCTAAGCTCTGACCTCCCATAAGTTTTCAGTTTGGCGTCTAATTCCTCCATAGTTTCAGCGCCAAAATAATTATTCTCGCCGTTACCATATGATACGTTTTCAAAATTGTCCATACAGTATTATACACTTAATGAGGATAAATAAACAAAAAAAAGAGAGCCGCCCCGGAGGACGACTCTCAAATCAAGTTTTGCTATATTAAGCAGCGTTGATGATAGTAGCGGTTAATGCACGATTATCAAGAACCATGCGACCCTCTTCGATAGAGCCAAAGTAACCGATCTTCTGTTGGCGAATGCTATACTGATCGTCAGCGATCAGGTTGAATTCTCCACCAGAATCTTCGTCAACTGCTACAGCGCGAATCAGAGACTCACGAGAGCGATCCAAACCAATAACGAGGTCATCAGCGGTAGTACTGAAAGTAACACCGTCATGAGTACCAGAGAAAAGTTTAGTGAAACGCTTACCAGCACCAAGCTCAAGGATCTCAACGATGGAGATACCGTAGAACTCAGGGAGACCTGCGCTGTTGTAAATGCTCATACGCATTTCGTCAGGAGCGGTGTGTCCATCTTTAACAGCAGAAGCGATAGGCGCTGCACTGGTATTGATTGGATTGTAAGCCATTGCGCGAAGCTTCTCAACAGTTTCAGGAGAAACAATGAGATCAGTAATGCCACGACCTTGTCCAGAGGCAGGAGTACCGCCAAGGAAAGAAGTGTTGATACGCTTAGCAAGAGTCATCATTTTGTTGATGTCGTCGAGAACGAAGCTGTTAGTGCTGCTGTTAGCACGAACGTGTCCAGTTCCAGCGGTAGAAGCATCAGCAAGAGATCCCATTACCAATGTAGCGGAAGTAGTTTCCTGCTTAGCAAGAATTTCTTGAGCTGCACGGGAGAAGGTCTTAGAGACAACATCCATGCGGGACTTAGCGGCGTAACGACGATCAAAGCTGACTGCGGTATCCAAGCTGTAAGTGGCAACCTTCATCTCTGATGCAGTAGGAAGCACTTGGTTAGTTGGAAGTCCACCAGCGTGAGACTGACTGTAAACCTTCACGTAATCTTCGTCATTGATGTCATAATAGAGATCAAGAGGGATCGAAGGATTGTCGTCAGCGTTAAACTGAAGAGTAGTGAAGAGATTCGAAATAGTAGGAGCGTTATTGATAACCTCTGCAAGCACAGGTCCAATAAACTCAGCGAGAGCTACTTGAGCTTCGTAAGCGACAGTGCGATTACGAGAAGCCATAGCTTTCACAAGCTCGATTTGTTCTGGAGTTCTTTTTAAAGTGATTTTCATTTATGTGATTCTTTCTATATTAGTTGAATTTGAAGACAAGATACTCACCACCGAACTGATCAGCGACACCGTTTTGAGTGGCGCGGCTTCCTGTTCCAATAATCGTTCCGAAACATGCTACATCAGTTGGAAGGCATCCAGTAACAGTTCCACCAGCAGCAGATTTGATACCGCTACCAATAGCGATATCGCCACCAAGATCACCTTGGAAAGCAGCACTAGCTAAAGTAAAGATGCCTTTAGTAGCGACAGGGACAGCTTCTCCGGGGAGAGCAGACTGAAGCTCAGCAGCTTTTTGAGGATTGTAGAGAAGTTTCTCTCCGTTTTCGTCATTTTTAGCGGTTTGGAGAAGGGTGATTCCAAGAGGAATATCTCCAGAAGCAGCAGGTTCAACCTGCAGACTTACTTTAGGGTATTGATTACGCCCAACATGAGGGTAATCAGTTTTACCTAAATAGCTGTCTGTAGCATAAGCGACAGGATCAGCAGAGAAGTCACCAGCAGAAACCTTCACGAAAGTTCCAGCATCGCCAGAACCCGCAACGGTTGTGTTATCGAGTACCATTCCATCGGCAACACGATAGAGATTGACGACATCTTGGTCGTCATATTGTCTAAAAGGAAGAATTTTGAGTCCCATAGTATTATATTTTGTTTAAGTTAAGATATTTCGATGTTCTCACGAGAGAACGCTTTTTTAAATTTATCAACGAGGTTTTCTTCTTTCGAAGCGATAGCCTCATTATTGTTAGAAAGGTCGGCATCGACCTGCTTAGCATTGTCAAGAGCTTCTTCAACATCAACTTCTTCCGAAGCTTTAGCGACCCTCTTGGCAACCTCTTCATCAATACGAGCTTGGATTTCAGCTTCAAAAGCTTCTTTATTTTCCTTACTCTTATGCTTCCAGAGGACTTCAAGCTTGTCAGAGAAAGAAGCGAACGCTTCCTCGGTCTCTTCGATAGACTTGACCTCTTTCGCAAGAAATTCACGATCTTCATCAGCGAGTTCAAACTTAGAGTCAAGTTCGTCCATGCGAGTATTGAAACGAGCTACAGCTTCTTCAGCTTTTTTCTCGTTTTCAAAAACGTTGATTCGATCATTAGATTCTGCCAGTTTGCTTTCAAGCTCAGCGACAGAAGCTTTAAGATCTTCGTATTCTTTCTTGGCTGCTTCTTGCTCGCTCAGAAGAGCTTCTTTTTCTTTCAAAAACTCTTCGTTCTTTTGACGAATCGCTTCAGAAAAAGACTGAGTCATAGAAGCTACAGCCTCTTCACCGATTTTTTTCTCGACGAGAAGCTCCTTTAGTTCATTAACAATGTTTTCCATAGCTATATTCTTTTCTTTTGTTACAGTTTTTTTAATTTTTTGTGAAATTTTATCTTCGCTATCATCTTTGATAGATTCGGCGTTTTCCTCTTGATCTTTATATATACCTTTTACATCAGCAGCGGGATTAGAAGTGAAACCAATACCCAAAGGATATATCTTTCCGGTGATTAATCGGTATACAGGTTCACCTTTTTCAGTCTTCCCAGACCCTCCATATGCTTTTAGGCATCCATTCAATTTTTTAATTTCTCTTGGATCTTCAACTCTGGTAGCTTCACTCAGCTTTTCACTTCCGACAGCTAACACATAACTGGAGAATCCAACTTCCCAGCTCGCAGATATTTTTTTGTAGTATGATTTATCTTCAGGATCAGTAGATTTTTCTATAAGTTCCGCAAAAGATTTGTTAGCCGAACGATAAACAACAGCTCCTAAAGCTATATTAAAAGGATCTTTTTTATTTTCTATTTTATCATTAGATAATATTTTATTAGATCCATACTCGCTAAACCCAGCAGTCACAATATGCCCGACAATCTTATCTTTATTATGCTCTATGTTGGTAGGCTTATGAATAAATTGATCGTTATACTTTAAGGCTGTGCTGGAATCAATACCGTCACCATTCCTATTAAAAACATTAACAACCGCAGCGTTAAAAGAAACGCCTAGTAAATCAACATTCTTTTCAAAGTCTATGTCTTTTGGGACAAGAGAAGAGAGTTCGCTTAACGAAGCCTCAGAGATAAACTCATCATTAATTTGATGAGCGAAGATTTCAGATTCAAAAGAGGTTGTATACTTATAAGGCATTTTATCCTTTCTTGACATCAATTTTTTCACCCTTTGGATCAGACTCTTTTGCATCATCTTTTGATAAGAGCTTTTTAATAGCCGCTTCAGACTCTTCTTTACTGAGTTTGCCATCTTTTTTCATTTTTTCTAAAATAGCTTTCTGAATGGCGGGTGGGAGTTTTTTCTGTTTATCAGTTAACTCTCCTTTGCCTTCTTCCGTCATCATAGCTCGCATATTGTCATATTTAACGGCGCAAGCAGCGTAAGTAGCGTTTGAATCCATACCTGCGGTATCGGTTAGGGCTTTATCGTCTGATGCACAGACGCTCATATAAGATTTGTATAAACCTGCTTCTGAGCCTTTATACTTACTAGCGATTGAGACTTCAGCTTCCCCATTTTTAAAACTAACAGTTTTTTCTAGGGGTACTTCAATTTGTTCTGGATCAATTTTCATGACTGTGGTATAATATTGCTGATGGATAAACTTCTAGGTTATGCTTATTAGCTACACTTAAAACTTCATTCATTACATTTAATTCTTCGATAAGTTCGAAATTTTCTATACAAGCTTCTAAGGTTTGATTCCAATTTTGCTTGTCTGTAGAGCATATAATCGACTCGCAAAGTTTCGCGACCATCTCTTCTTGTTGCTCATTTAAAGTTTCTCCAAATTTTTCTTTAGCGCTGTCTGTGGCTAAAGAATTAAAAGCTTCTATAGAGTAAATAGTATTCTGGATATCGCTTCTGGAATATTCAGCATTAGACACCTTATCTTTCTCTACTGTTGTAGTGCCATGAGGTCTACCTGCAGCTTCAGGGGTTTGAGACTTTTCAGAGATTTCGTCTTCTATCATTGGAACACCTCCAACGATAGGGTTATAGAAGCCTTCTTTACGCTGTTCGATAAACCTGCTTTGTGCAGGAGCTATATCTTCGGCATTTGGGAACTGACCATTGTGGAACATCTGCATACCCTGTTGAGGCGTAAGAATTCCAAGCTCCATAAGGCGAGTAGATACACGCATAAGCTGCGTTTCATCTCTCATATCAATATCCTTCATGGTTGCGGTCGGATATGATTTGAAACCTAAACTATTAGCAATTCTTTTTATTTCTCTTTGTAGGAAATCATTTAAGAAACAACTCCTAGCCTCTTTGAGTCGGTCGATGAATATTTGAGCTTTGACTTGAGTAGAATTATATTTTTCATCCCCAACAACAATATTCTGAAGACCTTGCTTGATATCCTCATTGAGTATTTGATATTTAGCTGGCCCTAGAACTTTATTAAGGTCTGGGATAACAAAATCAGCTTTTGTCGTATGGTCAGAAACTAAGACTCGGCCAACACTCTCATTTTTAAATAAATGTTGCATGGCGTTGATGTTATTAGCATTAACGCCTCCTTTATCAGGTTCAGCACCCATAGTGATAAGAAGTATAACATTCTCCACGGTGCGAGTAATTGCTTGGTCCATCTTCTTAAGCTCAAGCTTAGCGTTGATGTCTTCTAGGACTGGATAACCAAATGGTATAGCAAATGGCTCATAATCTTGTTTCTTGTAGAATGAAAAGCTCAGACGCTTAGGATCTAACTCAACTTTAATACCATCCGTATAATAAGAGCCATCTTTCACAAGCTTCTTCATTTCAGGATCTAAAGCATCATAAACCAATTGATCTTCCTCTGTAGAGGGGTTTTGCAGCCTAGATAACTCATATTCAGAAAGCACCTTTTCATATGCCCCGACATTGAATGTTGTAGCCCTTTTAGATACGATATCGAAAGGGTTAAGGACAACATACTTTACTGGTATTTTGTTTGCTGTCGGGTTGATAGCTCCAACCTGATTCATTAACCGGGCGTAATCTTCAGCTTCGAACTCTCCGTCGAACCTATAGAGAAAGATGTTACCGCTCCGGTAGTACTCTCGAAAATACTGATCTTTTAAATTTTGTAAGTTTATCCGCTTGAAAAACTGCTGGAAGAACTCCCTGCTTTTTTTAGAGCCACCCTCTAGGTAAATCTCTGTGTTCGCGAACTCAGACATAACATCTATCGCATTTCTGAACACCGCGACATTAGCATAAGCTTTTTGACAAAGTTCAATACCTTCCCGGACATTCACTCCATCTCCGGCATACTCATAAGGTAGCAACCCTTTACGGATACTAGAAAACCTATCTATAGTTGTCCTCATAGCTGAAGAGTTAACTCTAGCGGAATTAGTAGTCCCCGCCCTGTTAGTCCTAGCTTTAGACACTTTTTTATAGGAAGCGTCAGAGGTGTAAAAAGATTCACCTAATAGCTCTGGAGTGTAAGACTCTTCAGTATTTCGGGCTTGAGATAATTGCTGCAAACTATCGTTGCTTTGGAATTTTTTCCAGTAATCAGATTTTTTTGTATACTTCCTAGCCATTGTATAATTATATTACACCAAAAGTAACTTTCTAACTTTTAAAAGTTAAGAAATAAACATTGGGGTGAAAGTTTCTGTAACTGAAGACCCATTATCCTCTAACATATCGAAGTAAACATTCATGGCCCAGTTACCTAGAACCAAGGCAGAATATGAATCTTTCCGGGCTTTATCGGCTCCCCGCTGCTTCCTTAAGTTGGGCGGGAGATCAAAACTCTGTGTCCCTTGTGGAGATGTGGTAACCTGCACTAAAGCACATTGTACTTTCATAAGATCCATCATATCTCTCTGATGCTCTACAAAATCGATCATCTTAGCTCCCTTATTCTTTTCTTCCGCATCTTGATTTCTCAAGAACTTTAAATTCTCAATGGGGATATTAGCTTTTCTCTGTAAGTTGTAGTTCTCATCCATAGCTGAACCAGCGAAGAATATCCGTTTATGATCAAATGCAGATTGCAAGCTCTCATTAGCGAAACGAATCCATGTAGAACTAGGCTTCCTTAAGAACACATATTTTCTAGAAGATTTATCTATTGAGTTCTTTAACTGCCTAATCCCTTTCTGATAATCTTTCGGGTTATCTAATTCAGCTTCTACAGTATCTATTTTTAATTTTTCTTTTTTAAATATGCCGCTTTCCTTACACGCGCTCAAAAACTGGACACCTCCATTGTAGTCACCTACAACCATCTCAATATTGAAGTTAGTTAACAGATATGCCATATATCTTATGTGTGTTTGTAAGCTAGAGCCAGAAACAGCATAGCTATGCACTACAGTACCCTTTCTAGTGTCTGGGTGGACTTTTATTACAAGTATAGCAAAATCATCTGAGCTTTCGCTCTCAGACCAAGAAGGGTCAAATGCCAATATGTATTTCGAGGAGGGGTCTCCAATGACCTCAACACATTGACCTTCTCCATCAGGAATAGTACAAGAAGCCATTTTACTAACTTTGAAGTAACCAGAACTATCATCTGTAAACACAGCTCCAAACTCTCGATCAAACTGAGATTGACTCATTGTTGATTTAGATTGATTAATCAAATTTTGATCATATAGCTGGTCAGGGGCGCAATCATAACTAAAATGCATAATCACACGATGAGCGCCGTCTTGCTTGTTCTCATTAATGATTAAGCTCTCATATTGTTGATAAAGCTTATAAAGGTATTCAAATTTGTAGGATGCAGAAGATAAACCAATAATTTTGTTATTTGGCCAACGAGTCCTTTCGCTTTCCTCCATCTCCCCCTCTTCGATCATCTTCGTCTCTATATCATACGTTTCTTGGCGCTCAGTTGGATTCTCAACAACAGATAGGAATGGCATGATAACCTCGTTGAAAATCTTCTCAGGCATCAGGAGAAGCTCATCTATGATCATTCTCTGGAATCGGAAGCCTCGCAGCTTTTCTCCATCACCCAAAGGCAACGCTCTGATACTACTAGTGCCTATTTCCATAACCCATTCATCATTCATTTTAGATGTCCTAGTTATGCATTGAGATAGAAACTCTGCTTTAGGGCTTTTAGCAATATCCTCAATCTTTTTGAAAATCATCTTAGCCTGACGAAAAGACTTGGATATGATACCTATCTGAACTCCTTGGTTCATAATAGCATCTAAGATAGCAAATACAGCAGTTGAGAATGATTTACTCATGCCTCGACTCCAGATTCCTAAAAAGTAGTCTGTTTCCATCATAGATTTGATGGCCATATGCTGAAAGGGAAATAACTTCACACCTGTGAATAACTCACAAGTGAATGAAGGATTATCCCTAAGAAATTTATATAGAAGGAGTTTAGCCTCTCCTTCTTCGATATAACCTTCTTTTGAAAGAACCTCTTGGTTTACTTTCTTGAATTTCTTGTAGAGTTCCTGATTCCCGTCTATCCAAGCCATTTTTTTCTAATTCTTTTTCCCAAAAATATTGTAAATCAACTTTCCAAAGTTTTTTACCACAGTGGAGGATCTTGGGTATTAATTCCTCACTATCTTTCCTAGAACCACTGAACACAAATTGACAGCAGTCACTAAATTGTTCCTCAATAGCCCGAAGGCGACTGAAAACATACTTCATATTAAATTTTTTATAAACTGACTGATTTATTTTAAAAAGATCTCTATAATCAGCCTCAACAACAATAAATAAATAACACCCCAAACTCTTACACCGTTCTATCTCTCTCAGAAACCTATCATAACCATTTGTCACTGTAGCTGCAAAGTCACTAAAGGATTTACGTTCAACGTGAGTATATGTATAGTTTTGTGGGGGCAGAGTATAATCACCAAAGTCTAATTTATGAATAAGAGAGTTTTCGAAAGACAAAGGTTTATTCTCCCTAGTATCGATCCATATTTCCGCATTATTACAATTTTCAAAAAACTCCTTACACAAATTTTTATTATATGCTGGCTCAACCCCTAACGTATCACACAATGCCGTGTAACTGCCGAAAAGTTTCTTGATTATGTCTAACGTTGGCCAATCCCCAGTCTTGAGGTATAAACTAGATGGACCGTGTCTTAGGTTCTTTTTCTCTAGTCGTTTTTGAAATTTCTCCAATACATATTTTTTTGTTTCATCTTCTGGGGCTTGAAGACACCAACGCCTCATATTTTCAGGACTATTGAAGTCCATAGAAAAATACTGTTTCGCATTTTTAAATTCTATAGGCTTCTCTGTAAGTTTGTCAAAACGTGGGTAATGTTTGACGTAATACTCACCAAGGAGCATATTATGCGCTTTAATGTGCATATGAAGCCCTCTCTGCGATTCAAAGGTCTTTCCGCACTCTTGACATTCAAATTGCATCGTCTTTGCTTATACCTAAGATTCTAGCCTTCCACTCTGCCATACCCTCCATCCGCTCGGCTTCTTCTTTAATTAATTTTTTCTGCATCTCTGCCATACGAACCATGTTCTTTCGTTCCTCCTCTTCTTGGAACATATGAACGATAGCTAAAAACGAAGCGTTGTCTTTTTGGTTCTTCTTCATGCGTTCCGCACGGTCACCCTGAAGTTTTTTCGTCAAATTCTCAATGCGGGTCTCACATTGATGATATTCTTGTGATTTAGCTTTGATAATCTCAGCTAGCCGGACAGTCATTTCAGTTTGATCGTCTGCGACATCGAACATATCATTAAGTTTATTAAGATGCGCTGAAACAACCTCTAAGTTAATAACTTCTTTACATACGTTTAAGTATAGATTGAGTTCGTCAGCGGTCAAATCGGGCTTATCCCAACTTAATCGGATGAACTCCTGTTCGAACAACTCCCTGTCTTGCTTGTTTAAATAATTATTGATGATTTTTAAAAATCTGCTATTGGACAAGTTGATGCGAAGTTTCTCTATACAAATTTGTTTTTGCCTATTTAATTTACTTTCTTCTAGACCTATACCTGTAGCATCATTTATTTTCTTTACGATCCTACTAGCGCTTTTCGGTGATGAATAATCATTGACCGCGCCAGACTCTTGCGATGGAACAAAATCAGGGTTTATCTCATGAATATAAGAAAGCACTGTTCTCTGCTCATTACTTAAAGGTTTTATTTGTTTTTGGGGGAATATAAGCTTCGCTATCTCAAGGGAGGACAAACCTTCTTGCGCTTGATCCAATATGAATTCTTTTTGTTGATCTGTTAAGTCTATCTTGTCTGTTGGCGCTCTGGCTGTTGTTTTATAATCAATATCATTCTCAATCAAAAACTTTCTCACAGCTCTCCCCTCTTTGTTGCGGCCATCTAATTTATCATCTTTGAAGCATTTTTGTGTCAAATCATTAAGGTCCAACATATCTTTCGCGTTTTCCTCCAAAAATTTCTGCTGTTCTTTTGTTAATTTCATTTTTTCGGGTCTTCTTGTTTCAATATCGATATCGCCATTTCTTGAAATTTATTCTTTAGATTCTTAACCTGACGGTATCCCGTCTTGCGGGTCGCGTCTGTGATCTTGTATCCCATGAAAATAGCAATATCCTCCTCAGAACATTCCTCAAAGTATAACATATGATATGCAGTAAAATGTTTTTCGCTAAGTCTGTTTCGCATTTCCTGATTCAACTTGTCAATGTGGCCATCATAATCAAAATGAGAATTACACCTAACATTGCCGATTGAGTCAGTTTCATCCAAACTCCCGGCTGTTTTAAGCTCTAAGCCATATTTTTTCTTTTTTGACCATTTAGCAAAATCTTTACAGCTAACATCTTGATTACCACTCTTTGTTTTGGCGCACAACTCATCTCTAGCGTGTATGCATGTAGAACAAGGCTTTATATAGGAACCATAATGATTCCTTATAAGATTCCACATCCTATTGGTAATAACTCGACTCAACCAAGGCTCAAGAGGTCTCGTCTGATCCCACATGTGCCACTTCTGGGCAATATGAGATTTTACAACCTGCTCTACGTCTTCAAAATCAAACCACTTAATTGCATCTAAGCGCCATCTAGATTTTTGCTTTTTTACAGCTAGGTCTATTAGATCTTGGAAGTCTTCATATTTTTTCTTTTCGTCCATTAAGGATTGGAAGTAAATTCATCTAAGCCATATGAACCCTTCCCCTTAAAGTCTGGCGGTGTGTTTTGTCCTGCTAGAGAACCAATAGTAAAAGATTTATTATTATAAATTTCAACATCTAGACCCCGAATATCAGGGACAAATTCAGCATCAGTCTCATCATCAGAAACTGCAGATGCCTTTTTTCGAGCTGGCTCAGCAACTCTTGCGTTAGATTGACCTACAGAACCAAAATTTGCTCCGCATTTGGAACAAAAATTAGGTTTTGCAAAATTATATTCAATCTTAACCCCACAATCAGAACAAAACATGTGACTCATCTCATTTATTATATTAGTAATGTATATTTATTACACTATTTTTAGCTTTCTAGCTTTTTAATAATGAATTTTAGTATTTTACTACGCACAATATCGCTTTCATTGAAGCTAAATGTATGAATCCCCATGTCTTCCGACTCATCATCATCGAATTTGTTGAACATTGGGTTGAAACCGCTCTTTCCGTTGATATCACTTTGGAAAAAGTCACCGCCTATGATGATTTTACTGTCTTCTCCTATGCGAGTGATCAAAGTAGTTAACTCTTTCAAAGTAAAGTTCTGCGCTTCATCAGCGAAAACCAACTTATTCTGCCAACTAGCGCCCCGAAGGAAGTTTATTGGGACTGCAGATATCTTTCCTTTTTGTTTTAAGAAGGTCGCATCGCCGGGAGCGACTATTTCTTCCATTTTATCATAGAGAGGACCAAGAAATGGGTCGAACTTCTCTGTAATATCTCCGGGTAGACTACCCAATCCCCTATCCGCACTCTCAGCGATACTTCGGACATATAAAATATCCTTACTGAAGTCCTCTTCCATGAGTTTCAACATGCCATATAAGGACATGTAAGTCTTTGAGCTTCCCGCAGGACCAGACACGAAGATTATTTTCGAATCTTCACTCAATACTAACTCTAGAAACCGCTTTTGTTTGGGGCTGAATCTAAATCTCCTCTTATTAAACTTAATTGATCTCTCAAAATCCGCCATTAAGTCAAATGGAGCCTTCTCTTTCACCGCTTGTTTTCGGGCCATATGTATTTATATATACACTTATTTTAGAGAATTATCTCTCTAATTGTTGCTCTAGTCGATAAAGTGTCTCCTCCCTGTACAGAATACGACTCGCTGACCACATGCGCTCCAGCATTTACCAATAAATCAAAATCAACACTATTATAATTCAAACCCGCATTACTTACATCATCTAACATCACCCCGAAATTACTCGTTAGCTTATTTCCACTAAAATCAATAAGAGAATTCAATCCTGTAGATTCCACGTCCATACTAACTTCCACCCCATCCACTAAATGACTCGACGCATATTGAGACCCTAATGTATAAACAGGCGTCCTGCTGAAAGTTTTATTATATGTTAAATTATTTACTAAATTACTAGATACCACATTACCCGCATTAACCAACGTACAATCATGACCATAGATGATATCTGAAGTATTTAACGCATTATCAACATTGCTAGACACTAAACCTGTAATACCACCCGCGCTTGGACTAAAACTTGTAAAACTTACGCTGCCCACCACGGGTTCAAAGGGTTTCACTGTCAAATTATAGCTATCAATAAAACAACCGCTGTATTTATTGCCGCCAATATCCAAAAGCATTTCATTCGCGCCTGTATTATGATAATTATCAAACAAGAAGTCACACCCCGAATAATTATCCCCATCACTTCTCAACAAGAAATCAATGGAGATCTTACATTCCACATCCCCTATAAACCTCAATTGGTCGTCAGCGTTTATATTCGCGGCTAATTGCTTTTTCTCTTCATTTTGTGTACTAAAATCCACAGATACTCTCGTCCCCATCATAGGACTAGCCTCATCCACTACCACCGCCATATTCCGATATGTCATATCTTATGTTACACTTTTTTTTTGGTTTTTTTATTTTTACTTTATCCTACACCATCCACGCTCCTAATTAATGGGTGGGGGCCATTGAGAAATTGAAAATTGACTCCCCCCGCGACTTTGCGCTGTCAAGCATAAAGTTGTTTTTATTTTAATCGGGGGGGCTAAAAAATATAAAGAAAAAGCTTTTAAATGTGAGCTGCTTACTGTATACTATGCCTATGAAGAAACAAGAAGAGACGCAACCTTTTAACTACGCCAACGAAGATGGTGGAGGCATGAACAAGAGTTTATTCTTTCAGATTATGGATGAGGTTTTTGCTGGCAGTATGTATAAAGACATCGAAGACAAGTATGGTTCAGAGATCGCCAAGGAATATCTGAAGTATGGAGATGACAATGGTCACTTTGACTTTTTTAAGTTCGG